AAATTGTTTAACCATTAAATACTGTTATTATGGCAAAGAAATGTGGTTGCAAAGGTAAAGGCAAAGGTAAAAAGAGTAAGTAACAATTAAAAATTTAATCATTATGGCAAGAAGAACTGGGAGACCTAAACCAATGTCTCCAAAAGCAGGAGTTAAGAAAGGCAGATATGGCAAAGGAGGAAAACTTAAAAAGTAAGTCTTTGTATAGGTTATTACTGATAATGCTGAAGTATATACCTATGCTCATAGCATTATTCTATGTAATTAACACTGCCACAGCTTATATTGGTATTGACATCCCTGTACTAAGTACTAAGTAATATTGCAGGGATGTCTTTGCTTACTTGGATATTTATGTACCTGTCAGCTATAGTATTCAGGTTTTGTTTATATCATAGAATGTTCTTGTATTATATACTTGCAACAGATATAATAAACATAATTGATTACTATGTAGGCATACCAATCACAAACTTTGAGTTGTTAATGCTGCATAGTGTAATAACAGGTGTTTCACTATTTATAATATTGTATGTGTATGTTAAGAATCATAAGAAGCCTGTTGATGAAGATAGTGGATGACATAGATGCAGGTAATTCAAATATAACTGAAGATGAAGCCACCAAGTTGATTGATACACTAAAGGAATTGACTGACAAAGAGAAGAGATTAAGTAAATATGCTGCTTGTGAATACTTGAATGTAAGTAGAGCAACCTTTGATAATTATGTGAGAGAAGGCAAATTACCTAAAGGCAAGCATGAAATTGGTTTCAAAGAATTAAGTTGGTCTAAGAAAGACTTGGATGAATTTGTCAGGAAGAGTAGAGATAATCACAGCTTGCTTAATAATGTCCATAATAGAGTTTGTTGAAATGACTAAAAGGAGAAAAAGTCATGGTAACACAAAAGAAGATAAATATACCCATCTTTGACTATAAATTAACTATAGTCATATTTGATAAGTGGGAAGAAGTAGAGCACTTATTTGATGGTGGTCCAGAGCCAAGAGCCATAACAAAATCTCAGTATGGAGCATCATTAGTAGCTGTGAACTCTAAGAGAGGAAGTAGTATTGTTCATGAAGCTGAGCATATAAAGAATAATATATGGGACTTCATTGGATATAGACCTCAAAGAGACAATGATGAGGTAGATGCCTACTTGATTACCTACATATATAACAAGATTGTAGATGTATTCTACAAGCATGATAAGGTAGCTAAATAACAGCTACCTTTTTTTTTTATCATTATTAGTAACATAATGCTAAATTAAAGCCCTGTAACTTAATAAGTTATGGGGCTTTTTAGCAATGATAGGCATCCTGAGATATTTGACTTACCTTTGCACTTGTAAGCTTACAGAAGAGAAATGATTTATTAACTAATTTCAAAAATTGCTATTATGGAAATTATTGAAAAGCAAGTAGAAAAGACAAAGGAAGTTCCTTATGGTTACTGGGAAAACTGTGGCTATGGAGGCTATGGCTATGGTAGAAATGTCAATGGCAAGGCTAATGCAGGTCTGACTCTTGGTATTATAGGTACTGTACTTGGTGGTGCTGCATTGCTTGGTAGAAGAAATGGTTTCAGCCTATTTGGTAACTCTGGTACTGGAACTTCAGGAAGTGATGCTAACATAGCTATTGCTTCTTGTGGTGGAGTTGGAAGTGGTTATGGATATGCTGCTCCTACTGCATTCCAAGCATGGGAAAAGAGCTGTGAGGACACTCTTGCTCTACAGAAGGGTCTTTATGACTGGGCACTAACACAGCAATCACAAAGATTTGCTGACAGACAAACTCTGAATGCTGAGTTGTTCAGTGTTTGGAAGAGCCAGATTGATGCAGACTTTGGTCTATACAAGAGCACAAGAGATGGATTTGATGTATTGAGTGCTAAGCAAAATGCTGATGCTTTCAATCTATACAAATCACAAAGAGATGCTGATGATTCTATCAGACAAGAATTGTCTGACCTGAAGGCACAAGTAGCTATTAATGCTGCTATAAGACCATATCAGGACAAGCTTATCCAATGTGAGATTGACAAGGCATTCACTGCTGGTATCAACTACACAGATAGAAAGACTTGCAAGATGATTGAAGGTCAGGTAGTATTACCTAATACTCCTACTGTAACAGGTTTTGGTAGCTATTGCTGCTGCTCTAATGCTGCTACTGCTGCTGCTCCTGCAAATGCCTAAGATAATAAGGGGTAGAAATACCCCTTATTTCAAATACTAATTTCAAAATTGTGAGATATGATTCCAGTAAATCAAGTTATATTAGGAGGAGACCCTCTGTTGGGAGGTAGTGTAATAGGAAATAGTCTTGATGAGCAACTTCAATTGCTTGAGAGATATAAACAGAACCTTGAAGCTGCAAAGCAAATGAAGCAACAAGTCCAGCAACCTATGCCACAACAGCCAATTCCTCCTCAGAAATTAATATGGGATGATATTGATGCTGAGGTAGAACCAATGACTGATGAGCAGAAGAGCAGACTTCTTCAGGATGAGGATTATGTTGAGACTTACACTAAAATCCAAAATATGGTGAATGCTGAGATTCTTAATCTTGTAAAAGGCAGAATTGAAAGCACTCCAGAGGGTAAAGAGCTATTATCTCATCAATTGAAAACAGTCAAAAGATTGAAGGGTAAAATAATTGATGAAACTAATAGGGAAATGGAAATGTTTAGAAGGTTCAGGGAGTATAGTAAACAACATCCCGGAGTAACCTATGATGAATTTATTAAAGCAAATATGTAATTATGGTGGCTGTGATACAATTGACTGACAAGCTGAAGTCCTATATAGCAACACAACTTGATTCAATGTCCAAGACTACTCCTATAGTAGGCTTTATGAAACCCCTTATTACAAGGGCTTTGGATAAGAATTTCAGTAAAGTTACTAAGGCTCTGGATTTAATAGCTGATGAGAATGGTAATGTAGATGTAGAGGGAATACTGTCAGAAATGATGGAGAACCTGATGACTACTCAACCATTTACCTTCAAGACTTCATTTATTGGTGACATAGAAGTAGGTGGTGGAAGTATTAAACTTAACATACCTCTTACAGATAAGAGACTGGTATTTGACACGACAGACTTAGAGAATTTCAAAGAAATGTTAATCACTAAAGACTAAGAGATATGGATGAACTTATGTTAATGGAATACCTTAGAGATAAAGGTATGGGCAAGAATATGAGTGAACAAGAGTTCATGAATAAATTCAAGGAGTTTATGTCTAAGGGCAGTAGAAGCCATTATATGAGACATCATGGTGATGGAGATTATCCAATGCCTGATAGAATGTATGATGACTTTTATATGAGAAGACATAACTATCCTGAAGAGTTCAATGAAATGTTCAACTCAGGTAGTAGAGGTCAGCATAGATTCTTTGATAGATTCAATAGAATGTCAGAAGGCATGAGTGAGGAGGATATGTATGAAATGATGAGAGCTATGAAGGGTAAGAGCACTACTGGTAATGAGCACTTCAATGACTCTTATGCAAGATACTTAGTATCTAATATGTATCACTTTGAGAATGGCAGAAAGTATGTTGGAGAGAAATTTGACATGACTAAAGCCAAAGAAGTATGTGAGAGATATAGAGGTATCATACCACAGACTGTAACTCATGCTGATGTATATGTAGCTATCAATGCACAGTATCATGATTACTGTGAGTTGTTTAAGTCATGGTTTGGTGATGGAGTAGAACAAAAGATAATTGAGTCTGCTGTTATATTCTGGTTCAAGGATGATGATTACAAGGATGGCTTCAAGCTATGGAATTACTTCAAAGAAGACTAATTAAGTTAGGGCAGGATTAATATCTTGCCCTTTCTTTTTATATATAAGATAAATGTTTTTCTTATACTATTATAAGAGCATTCTTTATGTACTTGCGTAAGTCTGAAATTGTGCATATCTTTGCATTGTTTTAATAAACAAGAAGTAGAAGATATGGAAGAAGAACTAAGTTTAGATAACATCTTAGGAGCAGATGAAATAGAGAATCTGTTTGTAGATGATGAAGAGACACAGGAGACTCCACCTGTTAATGAGGAGACCTCTGAAAAAGAGGATAAAGACAAGAACAAAGAAGAAACTACTGAGGTTGTTGATGTAGATACTTTATTTACTGAAGAACCAGAGAGCGTAGGTAGTGGAAAAGAGGATAATAAGGAAAAGGAAGGTACTGAATCTGACAAGGAAAAAGGTACTTCTCCCAAAAACAACTTCTACTCTTCCATTGCCAAAGCCTTGAAAGAAGAAGGTATCTTCCCAGACCTTGATGATGAGACTGCTGATAAGATTAAAGCACCTGAGGACTTTGCTGAGGCTGTTGAGAAACAGATTCAAGCAAGATTTGATGAGAGACAGAAGAGAATTGATGAGGCATTGAATGCTGGTATTGAGCCTTCTGAGATAAAAAGATATGAGAATACACTCAGCTATCTTAACTCTCTTCAAGACAGTGCAATCTCTGATGAGACTGACAAGGGTGAGAAATTGAGACAGCAACTCATTTTCCAAGATTTCATTAACAGAGGTTATAGTAAGGAAAGAGCACAAAGAGAAGTGCAGAAGTCCTTTAACTCTGGTACTGATATAGAAGATGCTAAAGAGGCTTTAGCAAGTAATAAGGAGTTCTTCCAAAATGAGTATGATAATCTTGTTAAGGAAGCTCAAGAAGAGGAGAAAAGAGAAGCTCAGGAAAGAAAAGAGCAGGCAGAGAAATTAAAGAAATCTATCCTTGAGGACACCAAAGTATTTGGAGATATTCAAGTAGACAAAGCCACAAGACAGAAAGTATTTGATAATATCAGTAAGCCTGTTTACAAAGACCCTGAAACAGGAGAATTATTCACAGCCATACAAAAGTATGAGATGGAGAATAGAACTGAGTTCCTCAAGAATGTAGGCTTGCTTTTCACACTGACTGATGGCTTTAAGAACCTTGATGGTCTGGTTAAAGGCAAGGTAAGAAAAGAAGTAAAGAAAGGTCTTAGGGAATTAGAGCATACCCTCAACAATACATCAAGAACATCAGATGGAAATTTGAAGTTTGTAAGTGGAGTTGAGGATGACCCAGAATCTTTCATTGGAAAAGGTTGGGACCTTGATGTCTAAACATATTAAATAACTGATAAATAATTAAAGATTTATGGCTGGAAAGTTAGGTAAATTTCAAATGGTAGGCTTCCAACACTGGAAGGGACTTACTAAGGAGAATCACTTGGGTTCTATCTTTCAGTTAGCTCCACAGAAGGCTACAAACCTGATGGTTCAATTGCTTGCCTATTACAGAGGAAAGACCCTTGATACATTCCTGAATCAATTCCCTACAAGAGAATTTGAGGATGACAATGAGTATTACTGGGATGTAATTGGCTCTTCAAGAAGAAACATTCCTCTTGTGGAAGCAAGAGATGAGAATGGCACTGTTGTTACTGCAAGTAGTGGTAATGTTGGTGTAGGAACTACTCCTTTCTATCTTGTATTCCCTGAAGATTGGTTTGCAGATGGTGAGGTAATTGTAGGTCACTTGAATCAAGTATATCCTTTCAGAATCCTTGGTGATGCAAGGATGGAAGGAACTAATGCTGTCTACAAGGTAGAGCTGATGGGTGGTAATACTACAGGTTGTCCTGCTGAGAGATTGCTTGCAGGTGAAAGATTCTCTGTAGACTTTGCTCCTGTAGAGAAGGAACTATCAAGAAAGGTTGGTGATGTAAGATTCACAAGCCCTGTTTCTATGAGAAATGAATGGTCTACAATCAGAATCCAACATAAAGTTCCGGGTTCTATGCTTAATAAGAAGTTGGCTGTAGGTGTACCTATTACTAAGGCTACTGAAAGTGGCAAGCTTGTTAAGTCTGTAGCTACAATGTGGATGCACAATGTAGACTGGGAAGTAGAGCAGCAATTCTCTGAATATAAGAACAATGCACTTGCATTTGGTACTTCTAACAGAAATGCTAATGGTGAGTACATGAACTTTGGTAAGTCAGGTAATGTAATCAAGACTGGTGCTGGTCTATTTGAGCAAATGGAAGTAGCCAACACTATGTATTACAATACATTCTCACTGAAGTTGCTTGAGGATGCACTGTATGAGCTATCTGCTGCTAAGTTGGACTTTGGTGATAGATACTTCTTAATCAAGACAGGTGAAAGAGGTGCTATTCAGTTCCACAAGGCTGTACTGAATGTAGTATCAGGTTGGACTCAATTTGTACTTGACAACAGTTCAATTGGTGTAATTGAGAAGACACAATCAAGACTTCACTCTAACTCTCTATCTGCTGGATTCCAGTTTGTAGAGTATAAAGCACCTAATGGTGTAAGAGTTAAGATTGATGTAGACCCATTCTATGATGACCCAGTAAGAAATAAAATCCTTCACCCACTTGGTGGTGTGGCTATGTCTTACAGATATGATATTATGTATATTGGTACTATGGACCAACCTAATATCTTCAAGTGTAAGATTAAGGGTGATACTGAATACAGAGGTTATCAGTGGGGTCTGAGAAACCCATTCACAGGACAAAAGGGCAATCCTTATATGTCATTTGATGAGGACTCAGCAGTTATTCACAGAATGGCTACACTTGGTATCTGTGTCCTTGACCCAACAAGAACTATGTCACTAATCCCTGCTGTACTACAGGGCTAATGATACAAAGGGAGTAGGAATTGCTCCTACTCCCTTATTTTTATAAAAACAAATAAGGAGAAGATATGGCAAAAGAAAAAATGGAAGAGAAAGTAGATTACACAGCTCCTGACTTTGATATTGATGAAACCCCAATGCAGGAGATGCCTCTACAAGAAGTACCAAAAGAAGAAGTAAAAACAAGACCCTCAAAGCCAGCTAAGAAGGCTGTGTCAGTAGAAGATGATACCCTTGTAAGCTGTTTGAGAAATGAAAGAGTGATTGTAAGGCATATTCCAAAGGAAGGTGGCATGGTTACTAACCCTAAACACATTCTATTTGGAGGCATGGCTGAGAATGCTACAAGGACTTTTGTAGTTCCAAGATTGTCCTCAGGTATGTTTGTCAATGTTCTTACAGATAAAGAGAAGGCTTTCCTTGAGGAAGTAATGGGCTTGGAGTACAATGCCCTTAGCATTTATAAGAAGGTTGATAACTTCTGGGATGATAGTAATGAAAATGGTATCTCAAGAGTGAGATTGACTAAGCAAGATAACTATCTTAACCTTGCTGACCCAGAGGATTACATCAGATACAAGATACTATTGGCAAATAAGGATTTTATTGCTCCTTCATTGCAAGCACTACAGGACAATCCTAAGGCTACTTATCAGTTTGTCATCATATCAGAAGGTGAAGAGACCAAGACAGCTAAGGATAATATGAGCACCACAATGAGATGTTATAAGGAGTTTGGTAAGATTGAGAATGATATTGATACTCTAAGAGTAATAATTGAGTCTATTGATGGTAGACCTACTTCTCCTTCAGCTAAACTTGAGTTCTTGCAGACAAAGATTAATAACCTTATCCAAGCTGACAGCAAGATATTCTTGAGAGTAATTACAGACCCTCTTTTAAGTACTAAGGTTCTTATCAAGAAGAGCATTGAATCTGGTCTAATCTCAAATAGAGGTAATTACCTATATCTGAGAAGTGATAACTCTCCTCTATGTGAGGCTAATGAAGAGCCAACATTGAATATAGCTGCTAAGTACCTTAATGCTCCAAAACACCAAGACATTAAGTTTGCTTTGGAAGCTAACCTAAAATAAGAGAATATGACAACACAGGAATTTTCAAATGAATTTGATGTTCTGTACAATAATATAATGAGTAATCAAGCTCCGGGTCTTGATGAGTATGAAAAGTCAGTCTTTCTCACAAAAGCTCAAAGTGAGGTATTGAAGAACTACTTCAATCCGAAGGGCAATAAATACCAAGAGGGATTTGATGAAAGTGAAAAGAGACAAATAGACTTTTCTACTCTCATTAAGGCAGTAAAGCCAACTGCTTATGTAGGAAGCTCTTATGTTAAGTTTGATGACAGAAGTCAATTATTTCAAATGCCGAGTGATATTCTGTTTGTGTTGAATGAGACTGCTCTTAATACTGTTGATGGAGTAAATAGGTTAATAAATATAGTTCCTATTAACTTTGATGAGTATTCAAGGATAATGTCAAAACCATATAAGCAACCCTTGAAGAATCAAGGCTGGAGATTGTTCCAATCTACTGGTGGTGTAGACTTCATTTCAGAGGTAATTGTCAAGACAGGCAGTACTCTTACTGACTACAAGGTAAGGTATGTAAAAAGACCTAAGCCAATTATATTGACTGACCTTGCAGATACTTATTCAAATGTAAGTATTGAAGGATTGACTACTGTTACAGAATGTGAGTTAGACCCAATTCTTCATCCAGAGATACTACAGAGAGCAGTGGAACTTGCTAAGGCAGCATATACTGGTGATATAAAGAACATAGTAGAACTTGGTCAAAGAAGTGAATAATGACAACTGAAGAATTTTCTAATGAGTTTGACACTTTACTGAACAGTTATTCAGTAATTGATAAGTTTGGTAAAGGAGAAAATCCCTCTACTATTGAACTTGATGAATATGAGAAGTCAGTGTTCTTGACAAAGGCACAGGAGGAAATAGTCATTGACCTTTATAGTGGTAAGAATCCACTTGGAGACTCATTTGAGAAGACTGAGGAAGTCAGAAGATACTTGAGTGATTTGATTAAGACTTATACTACTACTGAAAAGAAAACAGGTTATGTAGGACTATCCAAGACTTCTATATTCTTTGAACTACCTGAAGACTTATGGTTCATCACTTATGAATCTGCTGGTCTTGAAGATAGTAGATTAGGATGTATGAATGGAGAGGAAATATCAGTGATACCTATTTCACAAGATGACTATTTCAGAATATCTGGTAATCCTTTTAGAGGCTCAAATAAGAGAAGAGCATTAAGATTGGACAATGGTAATGGGATAGTAGAAATAGTATCAGAGTATAATATAGACAGGTATCTTGTGAGATACATTGCAAGACCTGACCCTATTATACTGACTGATTTACCTGATAACTTATCTATCAATAAGATAAGTGAGAAAACAGAATGTAAATTGAATCCTGTAATACACAGGGCAATACTTGAAAAGGCAGTCAAATTGGCTATCCTCAGTAAAGCTCCAAGTGCAGGTAAGTAACAAACAATTGTATAATTTAATATTAAATTAAAATGGCAACATTTAGTACAAATCAAGTAAGACAGCTTTATGTAGCAGAAGCATTAAAAACTCCTAATGTGATTGCAACTGATGCAGCAGGCTCTATTGCAGTAAAGGCTGATACAGCTAAGACTCATCTGTACTTTGAGTATATGGGTGCTGGTGGCATGACAAGAAGTGATTTGATTGACATCAAGAACATCTTGTATGCAAAGGCAACTGATGCTGATGATTTGGCACATGACTTAGCTAAGTACAAGTTAACTCTTGATGCAAGTGTCAATGGTGGGGCTCCTGTAGCAGGTCAAGATTACATCTTGAGAATTGCTTTCAGAAACTACATTGGCTTGTCAGAGGAAGACCAATACTTCAAGTATGGTATGGTTCATGCAGTTGCAGGTATGACTGCTTCAGATTTCTACAAGACTCTTGCTCTATCTTTAGTAAAGAACTTCAGCAGAGAAGAGGAAGGTCTATTGAAGTTCTATCTTGAAACAGGAGGTACAGATGCAGGTACTGTAGCAGGTACACCTACAGAGGTAACTAAAGATACTAAGGAAAGTACTTTGACTGGTACTTATACTGGTATTGTAATTGAGGAAGCACCTCAAGAGTGGATTCTTGGTGTAATGGAACAGACTCCTGTGAATTTTACACTACAGCCTGACACAATCACTGCTAATGGTGATGAGAGAATCTGGGGTACTGTAAAGCAAGTTGCTTCTACAAGCAGCATTCCTGATGGTCACAAGATTGCAGACCTTGAGTACTTCTGCATGGGTGAAAGAGGTGATGTTTACAGAATGGTAGGATTCCCTAATGTAATCAGAACCAAGTATCTTGTTAATCCTGATAGCAAGTACAATGTTATTGATATTCATTATGCCTATGTAGGTCCTAATGAGTCAGTTCAGAAGTCAGAGAAGGATATTACTATTGTAGTTCCTAAGATTGGTGCTAATAATCAAGCAAGCAACAAGCTGGCTAATGACATTATTTCAGCAATCAACACTGCTACTGGTCTATCAATTAAAGCATTGGATGTTTCTGCTGGTAACTAAAGATAAACCAATGAAGGGAGACCTATAAAGTCTCCCTTTTATTTTATAAATAAGATACTATGGTACAATTTAATGAGTTAAGAATCAATCCTGAAGGCACTAAGCTTATAATTGATGTATCTGTAAAGGACTCTGTGTACTATGAAAATGTGTACATTGATACTATATCAATAGACACTCAGGATACTTTTATTGATAGTGGTCCAAGTAGTAATGTAGCATACACAAACACACTTGCAGGAGATAATAAAACTGTAAGATTAGAACTTGGGATAGGAGACCTATTACCATCTCTTCTTGACAACATGTTCTTTGTATGGGTTAAAACAAAGGGTACACCTGCTATAAGTACACCTTGTGGTGAAGATAATATACTAACCCTTGGGGTTGTGATAGCACTATATCCTTTGTACCAACAAGCCTTTGGTTATATCAAGGAATTGGAAAAAGAGTGTGCCACTCCTAAAGGATTCATCAATTTCATATTACAGTTGAAAGCACTTCAACTTGCAGTTAGAACAGGTCATTATACCCAAGCAATAAAGTATTGGGAGAAGTTCTTCAGAGGTCTTAAAAAGGATGTGGTAACAAGTAAATGTGGTTGTTATGGAGGAATTGGTTAATACATCACTTGAAAGGTATTTCAATGCCTTGTCAAAGTTTGGATATAAGAGTTATGCAGATGTTGATAGACTTCTAATGCTTATATTCATACAAGAGCTATTGGATAGTGACTGCAAGTCATTTATAACTGAAGAGGAGTATATGACCATTCATAAGTCACTATATTGTCTATATGGTTCTACTTGCTTAATACCTTATCCAGAGTATATATCAAATGCCTCTGTAACCTGTAGTGGTAGAACTGTATAACAATTAAACTAATACTACTGACAGAAAAATAGTAAAATCCTTGCTGCTTAGATATATTTTGCTTATCTTTGCAGTGAGGATTTTTAGTTATAACTAATAGTAAAGATATGAGCACATATAAAGAATTAACCTATATGGTACTTGATGAGTTGAAACTGTCATCTGATGATGCACAATTCACTGAAGACCATGTAATGTTTCTACTAAATAAGTACAGAACTTTCCTATTGAAGCAGAGGTACTCAGATATTAAGAAGCAGATACCTGAGAGTAATTATCAGACTATTTGCCTTGACCTTATACAAGTACCTGCCATATCAGGAGAACCTTGTGAGGGGGGTACATACCTAAGAAGTAAGGAGAAGATTCCATTCTTAATGCAGATAGGTACTCCAAGAGTATATCCTCTTGACTACTATCAAGGGGAAATTACCTATGTAAGTAGAGATAGGATGAGATATGTAGGTTACAATAAGTTCCTACAGAACATAATATATTGTTCAATAGGACCTGATAATTACCTGTATTTCAAATCATTCAATCCCCAATATCTGTATCTTGAGAAAGTCAAGTTCACAGGTATATTCCAAGACTCCATGCAGGCATCTGATTTACAATGCCCAGATGATAATGGTGAGACTATATGTGACCCTGTAGACAGGACATTTCCTATTGAGGATGCACTGGTTCCACCATTAATTGAACTTGTAGTAAAGGAGCTTGCTGGACCAGTTTATAAGCCTGATGATGAGGAAAATAATGCTAAAGATGATTTGGTAAATAAGCTGACAAGGAAATAATGAAATATGGGAGAAGTAAAACATTGTCAGGAAGAGTTAGATAAAGGGTTCTTAGGGTTCATTAATTCTATTAAGAGGGTTAATGAACCAAGAACACATAAAGTGAAGAACTCTTATGGAGTTTATGATGGTTTTAAGTACTACAGAAAGAATAGACCTAAAGAGCATAAGTATGTGCTTACTGAGTCACAATATTTCTCTATTATTAGAAGAGTAAATGAATTGCTTGGTGAAGCATTAATAAATGGAGAAGATGTTACTTTGCCACATAGACTGGGTAGACTTGAGATAAGAAAATATGAAGCAAGAATAACTACAGATGGTAAGAAAGTCAGAACTAATTTGCCCATTGATTGGGATAGGACTCTCAAGCTCTGGTATGAAGACGAGGAATCCTATAAGAATAAAACACTCATTAAAGTCGAGGAGAAAGAAATATATAAGGTCTACTACAATAGAAATGTAGCAGAATTTACTAATAAGACTTTCTATCAATTTGATGTTAATAGAGAGTTGAAGAGAAGATTAAAACAGAATATTAAAGAAGGAAAGTTAGATGCTTTCACAATATAAACTATTTAGATATGGCAGAACAATATACAAATGTAAGACTTATCTTGGATAAGATAATGAGACATCCTCTTATGCAGGATATATCTCTTGAGACTGCTATTGACTATACTGTAGATTTCATGAGAATAGTAGGTGTTCCTAATATGTTCATGGAGAAAACAGAGATAGTAGAAGTTGAAAAGTATAGAGCCATGCTTCCTTGTGATTACTATCAGATGATTCAAGTCAGAAAAGCAGGTGGACCAGCCTTTAGATATTCTTCAGACTCATTTCATATGAGTGAATGTAAGGGTAATTGTGGCAGAGAACTTGCTGATTTGACATATAAGATTCAAGGCAATATGATATACACTTCTATTGAAAAGGGAGAGATTGAGCTGTCCTATGAAGCTATTGCTACAGACTCAGAAGGCTATCCTCTTCTTCCTGACAATAGTAGTTTCACAAGAGCATTGGAGCTGTATATTAAGAAACAGTGGTTCACAATACTGTTTGATTTAGGAAAGATAAATCCTGCTGTGTTACAGAATGTGCAACAGGAGTATGCTTGGGCAGTTGGTGATTGCCAGACTGAATTTAATAGATTGTCTATTGACAAGGCAGAGTCATTCTATAATTCATGGAGGACTCTATTACTTAGAGATACTGAACACAGAACAGGGTTCAGAAACAATGGTACAAAGGAAAGATTAAAATTACAATAAGCTATGCAGAAGCAAATTCAATTCAAAGTGAAAGGAATGCAGAGAGACTTGAGTGCCTCAGCATTTAATCCTGAGTATGCTTATGAGAATAAGAATGTCAGAATTATGCCTACTGATGAGAGTACTCTGCTTAGTATAGTAAATGAAAAGGGTAATAAACTTGCAAATATAAGTGGTATTGGCAGTTCTTTGAAGGGAATACCTATTGGACAAGCCCTAATAGATGATGAGCTTATCATATTCACTGCTGGGGATGACACTGCAAGGACAGTAGAAGATATTACTCCAACTGTTGATACAGTTGATAATATTACAAGTGAGGAGTTTACTATTGATATAGACAGTGATATAGAGGATAGAATATACAAACTATGGTTTGATGGTACTACTCTGACTGGCACAAGATTATATAGAGGTCAGCTTGATTTTGATTACAGATACCCTATTGAAACCATATCTTTTTATGAGAACCAAGAAATAAAGAAGATATATTGGACAGATGGTCTTAATCAACCAAGAGTTATTAATGTTGCAGCAGCTTCAGATGTAATTAGTAGATGGAATGATAATTCATTTAACTTTACAAGAAAATTAAAGCTGCAAGAAACTATTACAATAGATAGAAACATTGTAGCAAATGGTACATTTAGTCCGGGGGTTATACAATATGCTTTTACATATTTTGATAAATATGGACAGGAGAGTAATATATTTTATACATCCCCATTATACTATATATCTTACAATAATAGAGGGGCAAGTCCAGAAGATAAAGTTGGAAATAGCTTCAGTATTGTAATAGATAATATTGATAAAAGTTTTGACTATGTAAGGATATACTCAATACACAGAACCTCAATAGATGCTGTACCTACAGTTAAGAGAGTAGTGGATTTAGCCCCTCCTACTGGGGCTACTGCATATTCTGTAACACAGTGGAATAAACATGCTGCTGCTGATAATATTGAAGTATATGATATATCACAAGGTGCTTATGTTCCATTATCATCAATAACACCAAACTCAACTTCCTCTTCTGTAAATTCTTGGAGTCTTGCAGGCTCTGCTTATAGGTCCATTAGATTTCCAGATAGAGATTATATGTATATAAATGGAAGTAAAACTGCGTATATAAGTGTAACAAGTAGAGGTACTGCGACTATATATTACACAGATAGAACAGAGATGACTACTTATCTATATACAAAGGGCAAAGTATCTTATACAGATAATGGAACATCAGGAGATACTATAGACCCTACAGAATTATTGTATATTGGAGGAGAAGAGGTAGTATTTGGAACAATGGCTCAAAAGGATAATACACTATTTTTGGGTGATATAACTTTGAAGAGAAAGTTAATAGACAGTACAGTAAGAAACTTTTTCAGAAAAAAAACAATTGCATTTACAAGTGTAGGTTATCCAACAAAGTATCTAACCCCACCACAGCCATTGGGATATTATCCTTATGATAACCAATTAAAGCTTAACTCATACAAGATTAAGACTTTCAAATATTTGGAGACATATAGGTTTGGTGTTCAGTTCCAGCATGTAAGTGGAAAGTGGTCAGAACCAATATGGATTAATGATGTAAGGAATACACAACATGTTCAATGTAGTTATATAAGTGGTTCAAGTGTGCATCTGCCTGTTGCATCTTATACACTGAGTGATAAATCTATAATAAATAGATTGGTCAATCAGGGATACATAAGAGTAAGACCTGTAGTAGTATATCCCTCTCTAACTGATAGAGAGTGTATATGTCAGGGTATTCTATGTCCTACTGTATTTAATGTAGGGGATAGACAAGGTAATTCCCCATTTGCCCAATCATCTTGGTTTATAAGGGCAAATGCTCCATTTGATGAATATAAGGCTCACCACTATACTCAGGACTCTTCAGGAAAATGGGGTGGTGACTGGTGGGATAGAGAAAATGGTCCACTACATGCCCCTACTCCTAATTCAAGAGCAGGAGTAATGAGTAATAGCAGAACCAATGTGAATTATAATGGCACTCCATTTATAATGGAATTGCCAAATAAAGGAGCTTGGGCTGAGTTCAGACACCTACACCCAATACCTTCAAATAGTGAAAGAAATGCTGAAATACAATGTATATGGAATCCACCAAGCAAGCCAAGTATATCAGATGCTGCATCTGAAGCAGATGTAAATGCTTGGGTATCTCAAAATGCTGAGAATTTCTATATAGACCAATCTATTGTTACATTACACTCTCCAGATATAGAGTTTGATAATAATGTAAGAAGTATAGATACCTCAGGACTGCAATTAAGGATTGTAGGAATGGTTCCACTTACAGCATTCATTGGAGATATTGATATTCAAACCTCCACACCAGCTAACAACTACTATCATAGTAGTGAGGTAGCTCCGGGATTCTACAAAGAGCCTGTAAGTTCTGAGAATATATCAAGATTTGGATGGAGAGGATTGATGTCTGGTGGATTCTGGTTTGATGAATTATCTGATTACAAGAAAGATACAGGAAACTCAAACCACTATACAACAGGATTTGTTGTATATCCATTCCACAGAAATGGTTCTTTGAATAATAAGAAATGGGCTATAAATGGATACAGACCTGCTATGCTTGATAAAAAGAAGATTTCAAATATGAGATTTTCCTATAACACTTACTTCTTGGATTCAGGAAGTATATTTGATTTCTACAGAGAAGGAAATAGTACCAGAACAGGGGTATCAGGTATTGCAGTATTTGATTCTGATGAAGTCTCACTTGTAAGACTGCCTGCCCAAAAGTACTCTGGATTAGGGGATATAAACTACTATGGTAATGTAGATAAAATTATCAATATATCAAGAATAGGAGATAAGAAAGAAGGATACCCTATAATGACTACTGGAGTACAGAATGCTGACACTAATGCACACTCCTTATTCAGTGGTAATTATATACAGATTGATGGTAGATTTACAGGCCAAGTTACTGGTGTAGACCCTGTTAGAATGAAGTACAAATCAACTCCTCATGCTGTCATTGCTTTGAATTTTACTAAGAACCACTACCAATGTATTTTACCAACCATTAAAGATGGTGACATATCATACCCTTCTACTACAGAATTATGGAATGTAAATGTTGCTGGAAGCATATCACCTGGACAACATGCCTTTTGGGATAAGAATAAGGTATGTGCAGGTACTTATCAGAGTATTCTTGATATTCCACTACCTAATCTAAATGGCTCATTCAGTGGATATTCTATTGAATATGGGTGGTTGTGGTTAGGTGAGATATACAATCCAGAGGTTACTAACAGGTTCGGAGGTCAGACTGAGGAAGTATTTGAAAATAATCAATGGCTTCCATGTGGAGACCCTGTGTCATTAATAAATGACACTAATGGTGTTAAGAGTAGTGTTGCTATAACATGGACTGAGGGAGACACATATTATCAGAGATATGACCACCTGAAGACCTATCCATTTACTCTTGAAGACCAGAATGCCATTACTGATATTGTATCATTCATGTGTGAAACAAGAGTAAACATTGATGGAAGATATGATAGGAATAGAGGACAGACAAATAACTTTGCTGTAACTCCTACTAACTTCAACTTGATGAATGATGTATATAGCCAACAGAATAATTTCTTCAATTACAGAACAGTCAATCCAAATAAATTGAATCTGGATAATTTCCACAACTCAATCACATGGACTAAGACCAAGACTGCTGGAGAATTAATTGACACATGGACTAATATCACATTAGCATCTACTCTTGACCTTGATGGAGACAGGGGAGATGTGAGAGCAATAAGAAGATTTAATAATACTCTCATTGCTTTTCAAGATAGAGGCATAAGTCAGATTCTGTACAATGAAAATATGCAGATTACTTCAACTGAAGGAGTTCCTATTGAGATAGCTAACAGTGGTAAAGTCAATGGTAAGAGATATTTATCAGATAAGATAGGATGTGCTAATAAATGGTCAATGTGTGAAACCTCTAATGGCATTTACTTTATAGATGATACTACTAAGGGTATATTCCTATTTAATGGTAAATTAGATAATCTATCTGATAGATTAGGATTCCACTCATGGATAAATGCTAAATCTACTGGTATTAATATTTGGAACCCTGTAGATTTCAATGGGTTTGTAACTTACTATGATAAGGTAAATGGAGATGTGTTCTTTATATCAAAAGATGAGTGTCTTGCATTTTCTGAGCCTGTTGCTCAGTTTACCTCATTCTATAGTTATGAGCACATGCCATATTTTATCAATCTTGAAGATAGAGGAATAGCTCTTAACACTGCTAAGGGGGGTACAATATATAAAGCATGGTTGCATAATGAAGGCAATTACAATATGTTCTTCAATAAGTACCAACCATTTTATACTACTGTGATAGCTAACCCTGATATGCCAGAGGACAAGATATTCAATAATATTGAATTTAGGGCAGATTCATGGAATGGAAGTACTTTACTTAATACTACATTTGATACTTTGACTACTTGGAATGAGTACCAAACTGGTACTGCAACCCTCAATAACATACTTGGAAGACCTTCTGAGTTAAAGAAGAAGTTCAGAATATGGAGAGCTAATATACCAAGAGCCAGCACTAATGGTAGGGATAGAATGAGGAACCCTTGGCTATATATTAAGTTGTCAATGGAAGGTGAGAATACAAATAAGACTGTGCTTCATGATATGATAGTACACTATTTTGAATAGTATATTTAAGGGTGAGTAAATAATTTCATTTGCTCACCCTTACTTTTTTACATAAAGGGTTGGTAATCTCAATATAATTACTTACCTTTGTAATCAAATTAATGTGATATGGCTAAGAAAAAGATTATAAGAAAGTCTAATAGAACTCTTAATCTCTTTGCAGATGGTGGAGACACTAAGCAGACTTGGGGTCAGCAGGCTAAGTCCTCAGCTCAAAGTGCTTTCAGTGGTCAGAATTTAGGAAGTACCATTGGAGGAATAGGTTCAGCAGTAGGCACAATAGTAAATGCTGGCATTCAAAATGCCCAAATAGCTGACACCTCTGACCTTGAAGGAGAAATAAAGCAAGCACAGACATACACAGTACAAGCCAATAATAATGATGACCTGATGAGTGAATGGGAAATGTTTTCCCCAATGGAGAATATATCTTGGAAGGATATTAGAGGAGGAAGCACTGGTCAGAGAATTGGCAATACTATTGGTGCAGCAGGTTCAGGTGCAGCAGCAGGTGCTACTGTGGGTGGACCTATTGGTGCTATTGTAGGTGGTGTAGTTGGTTTGGGTAGTGCCATTGGTGGTTGGATTGGTGGTAATAGAAAAGCTAAGAAAAAGGCTAAGAAGTTTAATAAGCAGATAGATGCAGCCAATGAAAAGAATATGGTTGCACTGGAAGATAAAGCTGGGAATATTGATACACAAAATGACCTTAATATGCTTGCTAACTTCTCTGCTTATGGAGGTCCTATAAATATCTTTGGCAGTGGGGCTATTGATTATGAGCTTGCCAAAGAGGACTTATATAACAAACAATTAAGTGCTATGAGTAAATATAAGATGTCTTCAATGCCCAACTCATTTGAGACACCAGAGCTTGCTGTATTTGCTAAAGGAGGTAAGATTCATATAAAGAAGGCTAATAGAGGTAAGTTCACTGACTACTGTGGTGGAAAGGTCACATCTGAATGTATTGCAAGAGGCAAGAGAAGTAAGAGTGCTGCTGTAAGAAAGAGAGCCACATTTGCTGCTAATGCAAGAAAGTGGCATCATGCTTTTGGTGGTTATCTATATGATGAAGGAGGTAATCTATATACCTCAGTTCCTAATATAGGTCAGCATGGTGGTAACTTCTCTAATGGAGTAACTATTATAGGTAATGGTGGAACTCATGAAGAGAATCCTATGGAAGGTGTACCTATGGGTGTAGCTCCTGATGGTACTCCTAATCTTGTTGAACAAGGTGAGGTTAAGTTCAATAACTATGTATTCAGCAACAGATTATTTGCTACAGGTGGATTACTTGCAGCACATAATCTTCCTACCACTTATGCAGACCACTCATTTGCTGATATAGCAGAGAGGTTAAGTAAAGAATCTTCTGAAAGACCTAATGACCCTATCAGTAAAAGAGGATTGATGAGTGCAATGACAAGATTGCAACAAGCTCAGGAACAAGTGAGAATGGAAGAGAACAGAGGAGGTAATAAGTATGCACATGGTGGTAAGATAGGCAGAAAGTATGATGGTGAGGGTGATGAACCTAATCTTCTTCAGTTCTATACTCCACAAGAAAGATGGTTAAGAACATTACAGAGACAAGGGATTGTTCCTACTTATGAACTTCCTGCTTTCAAAAAGCCTTACAGTATGATGACCCCTGAAGAAAGAACAGCAAGTTTCAATCTTGAAGTTCCTTCTTTGGTTGATACAAGAACTCCTGCTGAGAGATGGGTGGATGAAAATATTAAGCCTATTCAATTCAATCCATCTGCCATTACAGGTGATGCAGGAAGTGATACTGACACAGAAGACCCAAATACTAACTCTTCAAGACAAGGTAGGGGACTTACATGGTTGAGATATGCCCCAGCAGTAGGAGCAGGTCTTGGTGTATTGACTGATGCACTGGGATGGACTAATAGTCCTGACTATGGTAATGCTGACTTGGTAGGTAGTGCAGTGGACAATTTAACCAATGTAGAATTTACTCCTATTGGTAATTATTTAACTTACAGACCATTAGATAGAAACTATTATATAAACAAGCTGAATGCACAAGCAGGTGCAACAAGAAGAGCAATAGTAAATCAATCAGGTGGTAACAGAGCTACTGCATTGGCAGGTTTATTGGCAGCAGACTATAATGCTCAAAGTGCATTGGGAGACCTTGCAAGACAGGCTGAAGAATACAATTTCAATCAAAGAAAAGATGTTGAGACATTCAACAGAGGAACTAATCAGTTTAATTCTGAGATGGGTCTTAAAGCAAGTATAGCTAATCAGGCAAATGATAAATTGAGATTGCAGGCAAGAACCACACAAGCTCAATTAAGAGACCAAGCTGATGCAAGGTCTTCTGCTGGTAGAGCAGCTAATCTTACTAATTTATTTGATTCACTTGGTGAGATAGGTAGAGAGGAGTTCAGTAGAAATATGATTCAAACAAACCCTGCACTCTACTATTCTATTGACAGTAGTGGCAGAATAACCTACAAGAATGGCTATGAAGATTTAAGTGAGGCTGAGAAGAAGGTAGTAAGGGATGCTGCTAATAAAGCTAAGAGAAAGAAGAAAGCTAAGGGAGGTTATTTAACTATAAGAAAAGGTAAGTAATATGGCAGCAAATTATATTGTAATAAATAGTAAATTCAAGCCTTTCTCTTATGCAGAGATGCTTCAGCCAGTACAAATGGCTACATTAGCACATCAGGAAGTTGAGAATGAATATGCTGAGTTGGCAACTAAGGCTAATGTATGGGATGAAATGGCTAATGAGCAAACTGACCCTTATGCTTATAAGATGTACAAGACATACTCAAATGACCTTGAAGAGCAGGCTGGTCAATTGGCAAGGGAAGGTCTTACTCCTGCAAGTAGACAGAATATGCTGAGAATGAAGCAGAGATACTCAAGTGACATAATTCCTATAGAACAAGCATATAAGAGAAGACAGGAACTGATTGATGAGCAGAGAAAGTTGTTGGCACAGGATAACACACTTATGTTTGATAGGAATGCCTCTATGCTCAGTCTTGATGATTTGATTAAGAATCCTCAACTTACTTATCAGTCATATTCAGGAGCTACACTTGCAAAACAAGTGGGTACTGCTGCTCAGAACCTATCTAAGGAGATGAGAGAAAACCCAAGGAAGTGGAGAAAAATCCTTGGTAATCAGTACTTTGAAACTATCATGCAGAAGGGCTATAGACCTGAAGAGATTATTCAGGTATTGCAGAATGACCCAAATGCTTCTTCTGTATTGAAAGGTATAGTAGAGGATGCAGTGGGAAGCTCAAATATTGCAAGTTGGGGAGATGCAAACACTCTTAATAGAGCTTATGAATATGCAAGACAAGGACTATGGAATGCAGTAGGAGAGACTCAATATCAGATACAGTCTAATAAGGCTTATGACTATGCAATGCAAGACCAACTTGCAAGAAATAAAGAGGCAAGAGCCAGAGCTGCAAAAGAGGCAGAAGAGAAAGCAAGACTCTATTATAGAGCTGTTCCTAAGACTACTGTAGATGGGGACAAGAAAACTACTCAAATGAATGCTGACCTGCAAGTATTAAGAGAGGTACTGGCTAATCCAGCTTTACTTGACCAAGCATCTACAAGGACAGTAAGAGAGCCTCACTTGATAAATCCTGACCCAATGACTAATTTCTGGATAGACACTGGTACAGGACCTACAAGGCAGGAAACATACTATCCTTACAGAGAAAAATTAACTGAGTTATCAAAAAGATATGGAAATGTAAGTTATACCCTAACAGACGGTGTATTGACAGGAGGTAATCTTGGAGAGCTTGCCCAAAAACTTGAAAATGATATTAGAAGTAGTGCAGTAAGAGCTTTTTCCTATAAGCCTAATATCACTCAGAGTGACTTGATAACTCAGGTATTGAAGGAGAATACAAGGTCATATTATAGAAGGTCTAATAGTACTGGTCTATGGGAACTTGATGATAATAAGAAAGGTGATGAGGTAGATATTAAAGATTTGAATAACTATTTCACATCAGATGCTGATATAGATTTTGACCCTGATTTGGGATTCATTATCAATTCTACTGATAGTAAAGGTAAAACAAGGTCAGCAATACTTGATACTGAATTGCTTGATGACCAGAACAGAACATTCAGTAGAGCACAGCAGGCTATTAAAGTAGCTTTGGAAAATGGAGAAGATGAGTTGGCTACCACACTTATTGAGGCTACTATGGAAGCATTCTATAAGAGGTACAATACTCTTGAGAAGAGACAAAGTAATACATTTAGTAAAGAAGAATAAATATGGCAGCAGCAGATAATCAACAAATACAAGACCCTTCTACACAAGGGACTGGGGGTTTGAGAGGTCTGGATGGTATTAATAGACTAAGAGAAAGGGGTATCAATATTGATACCTCTATTCTTGGTCTTGCCAGAGACTATAGAGGTACAATGCAGGAAATCAACAGAACTGCAACTCCAAGACAGGATATAGGCTTTGTTGGGGTCAATGACAGTATGTTTGATGAAGATATTACCTCAGCTACACAACTTGATAACTTGGCTAATACAAGAGGAGAATTACAGCCTTGGTATGCACAGATTGGTGCAGGTTTGGCTAAGGGTGTAATTCTTGCAGGTACTACATTCCTTGATGGTACATTAGGGTTGGTACTTGGTGGAGCACAAGCTATTGCAGAGGGTAGAGGTTCTGCCCTATGGGATAACCCATTTAGCAAAGCAATGCAATCTATTAATGAGTGGTCTGAGGAAGCACTTCCTAACTATTATACTGATGCTGAGAGAAATGAACCTTGGTATGAAAACATATTCACTGCCAATTTCTTAGGGGACAAGTTCATAAAGAACTTAGGTTTCACTGTTGGTGCATTCTATGGTGGTGGTGTTGTAGGTGCAGGGCTAAAAGCTACAAAGTTGCCTCAGATTATAGGTGCTATAGCTAAGTCTTCCAGAGCACCTGCTATTGTAACATCAGGTGTAGGTGCTACTATCTCTGCTGTAAATGAAGGCAGAATAGAGGCATTGAACAATTCTACAGACTGGTTTAATCTACACAAGACTCAACTTGATGACCAGCATACTGCAAGACTTCAAGCTATTGATGGTATGTACTTGGACCCTGAGATGCACAATAGAATGATTGCACAAGAGAATGCCAATTATGAGGCTACTCTTGGTAAATTAACTGAAGACAGACTGAAGATGGGTAATGCAGATTTACTTATGAATATTCCTATTCTTACTGCATCCAACCTTATTCAGTTTGGTAGAATGTATGCCAATGGTTTCAAGACTGCAAGAAAAGCAACCAATATAGTTGGTAAGGCAGGAGAATATGCTACAGGAAGAACTACAGGCAAAGGAATTGCAAGAGCTACTTTGAGTCCTCTTTCTGAGGGTCTTGAGGAAATTTCACAAGGTGCAGCAAGTAGAATATCTGGTAATTACTATGAGGATGATGTAAATAACTTCTACAAAGCCAAGATAGACCCACAGGCTGAGCAAGAAACATTGAGTTGGATGAAATCCTTTGCTCAAGGTATTAATGAGACAGTGAATGATGGTTCATCATGGGAGGAGTTCTTTATTGGTACTCTTACTGGTGCTCTTGGTATGCCAAGGTTCAGAGGGATAAGAAGTAGTGAAGGTAGATTACAATCTCCTGTTACTCTTGAAGGTGGAACTATTGGTGAGTTCAGAGAGTATAGAGACAAGATGAATAGAGAGAATGAGATAGCTAATTATATGAATGAGAGGGTTCAATCTCCTGAGTTCATAAATTACTATCAAGGTCTTATCAGGCATAATAAGTATCAGAATGATATGAACCAAGCTGTAGAAAACAATGATGAGTTTGAGTTCAAGAATGCTGAACATGCTCAGTTGATTTCTGACATTGCAATGTTTGATAATGCAGGTAAACTTGAAGATTTAACTACTCTCATTAATTCTGCCTATGACACTTCTGATGAGAACCTTGCATCAATAGTAGAAAATACTACTTCTACTATAACTGATGAAAATGGTAAGGAAGCTAAGGTTGGTCCATTCATTGATAAGAATGGTAATCCTATGTACAGTACTCCTGAGGGAAAGCAGGAAATGATAGATAAGCTGACTCAGACAAGAGATGAAATGCTTAATACTATCACTAACTATACTAAGATTAAGGATGATATTGATGTAAGAACTGGTCAGCAATTAAGTGATGAACAACTTGAGGAATTGACTTGGTTGAAGTCTCAAATTGGTAATTGGCAAGATAGGGCTAATCAGCTTTCAAGTGAAGTAAAACCTACCATTGGTACAGTGCTTGGAAGCATGTCTCAGCTTGCTGATATGTATGCTTCAATAAAGACTGAAGAGGGTAAGGCTCATGCAGGATTGACTGATTTGTATAATTCTGCTGATAATAATGAGAGACAGATAAGAAAAAATATGTCTATTCTTGAGACTGTGAGAGGTCTTGATGATAAGACTTTTGCTTATCTCTTGTCAAGTGACCCTAAGTTGGTAGAAGGAATCAAGTCAGTAATAGAAAGCCCTCTTAGTGGAGTAGCTGCTGATGATGCACAAGTATTCAATGAAAAGATTGATGATATTGTGAAATTAGTAGATGCTACTGGCAAATACAATACTAAGCTAAAGGAGTATCTTGAAAACCCTGCTAAGCTCCAAGAAGACATAGCCTCATCTACTGAGAACATTGCTGAAGAGGAGGCTAAGAAAAAGTCTGATAATCTGAAGAGTAGACTTCTCTCAGCCACTAACTTATCTGAGTTCAGACAGGCTCTTAATGAGGAAGAGGATGCTGCTACAAGAGAAGAGACACTTAAATCTCTTGAAGATGAAGGTAATGAGATGGCTAAGAATTATAGGGAAGTAAATGCCTACAACACAGATGTGCAAAGAGCAATTAATTCTCTTGATGAAAGTCCTGCTGTCAAGGCAGATGCTCTTAAACTACTTCAAGACCAATTTGAGAACTCCTCTAATCTAAATGAGATAGCAAATCCTAACTCTATATATGTTGATAATGCAGATGCTCTATATGATGATAATTTAACACCAGAAGAGAATGCTGTTAAGTTCCAAGAAGCTCAGTATGCACTTCTTAGAGCAATGAATCAAATCAACAATGAGAATAGATTCAAGAACAGATTCTCACAGGATTATAGAACATTAAGGGAAAAGGGTAAGCCAAATCCCTCTGCTCCCACAAAGGACACTACAGGTGATAGTGGTACTTCTACTGTTCCTCCAGTTAGCACTGAGGGTCTTCCTGTAGTTACTTATGAACCTCCTGTAGGCAATGTAACTGCAACCCAAGTAAAGGATGAAAATAGAGAGACTAATAGTAGGGTTGAGACCCCACAATCACTTGACAGCAAGCAAAAGAGCAGAAGACCCTACTATAGACCTTCAATACCTGAGTTGCATATTCAGGCAAGCAAGGAAGGAGATTTTAGACCATTTAATGTAGTGGCTGCTGAAAGAGAGAAAGGTGTAAACTTTGATGAGTTATATAACTATCTAAGAGATAATGGTGCATTTACTTATGTGAATGAAGGTAATCTGAAGGCAGGTGATGAGCTTGGATTTATGATTGACCCAGACTTCAATGACCATACAATCTTTATTGTAGATAGAAGAAATAACCAGATTGTAGGTAGCCTTGATGAGTCTGATTATTCAGTAGATAGATATGAGGGTCTGGCTGGTCTTGAAGAGAAGATAAAAGCTGAGTTTGCACAGAGAAGTGATAAGAGTAAGAGATTTATTGCTACTCCTACTACAAGAGTGTCACAAGTAATGGTAGGTAGAATACCTTACAGCACAGAAGAAAGAAGCTTGGCTAATATACCTAATGTATCAGGAGAGGGTAGAGCACCTATCTTTGGTATAATCAAGAATGGTACATTGGCTACTAATGGTAGATTGGATGATAGTCTTATTATCAAGCCAGTAGATATGGCTCAAAAGGAAGGTAGAATGTATCTTCTTATACCTAATGCTGCTGGTAAATATTCACCTGCTGCTGTAAGAGTAAAGCACTTCAACAAAACTGAGTTCAATCCTGAGGATGTTGAAGTACAAAGCACACAGGTATATAAGAATATACAAGAGTCCATTGATGCACTTGCCAATTCATTAAGTGAGGAGGATTTGAATAATGCAGTCAAGTCTCTTGCAACCAATCTCTATACTGGAGATTTGCATATTGACTGGTTCACATCTGACTCAGGTAATGGTATTAGGTTCACTAAGGTGCAAAGAGATGCTCAAGGTAATGAGATATATGAGGAGAAAGATGGCAAGAGAATAAGAAAGGAGACTGTAAAGACAGTATTCTTAACTGAGAAGTGGGACCAAAATACCCTATTCTCTATTACAGGAGATAATGAAGTATTATCTGAACCTGCCTCAAAGAGTATTGAGGATGTATCAAAGGAGATAAGTGAAATCCTTCTTGACTTCAATCTACCTATTCAGGTGAATCTTGGTATGTTGAATAGAGGTGGATATAACAATGTACTTATCAATTCTAATGTACTTACATCAAATATCTCTGATGCAAGAGTGATAAGTAGCTGGTTTACTACTGACTACTTTGATGTGGAAGGTAATTTACATCAGGCTATAAACCCTGCATCTGTAACTCCAGATACTACAAGGAAGATAGAAACTCCTGTAGGTGGGACTGAGGGTGTTATTACAGGTACTAAGGTAGTTGTTGATGGTGCTACTTATGGAGTAGATTTGACTACTGGTGTTATATATGGTAGTAACAATCAAAGGGTATATCCTAAGAATGCTCAGTTAATCAGTGATTTAGCTTGGGCAAGTGCTAACTTTGGTGATGCTACTAATGGTTCTTTGATATGGAATAATAAAATCCTGTTACCAAGTGGTCAGGTATTGGATAGAGGAACTCAGAAATACTTGACAGGTAAAGAAGCTCAAGAGGTTAAGGATAAGATTGCTGGTAGAGAAAGAACTGTAGGAGACAGTAAGAAAGTCATAGCTCAGATAGCTGAGAATCAGAAGAAAGTAGATAAGACAAGAACTGATGGTGAGTTCTATTATATACTTGAGGAAGATGGTCAGTACCATAAGTATGAAAGAGTACACAGCAGATTAGGAAGTAATTGGATTGAATCAAAGAAGCAAACTGATGCTCTTAAAGATATAAGAGTAAGATTGTCTCAATTGGCAGATAATGTTACTCAGTACAATAACTACTTGAAGTACTTAGGTAATCACTGGAAAGTTGATTTAAGTGCATTCAGTGGTAAGATTGATGCAAGAAGCAGAGATACTATTGTAAATATCATAAGAGACAGTATGTCTGGTACTAACTCACAAAGAGCCTTGAATGCTGGCACTGCTGTGGATAGTGTGATTAGAAACTTCTTTACATCAAATGATACTCCTGTAAAGCCTGATAATATGAGTGAGAAAGCTTTCACAGATTTGATTGCCTCACTTACAGAAATCAGGTCTAACATTGAGGCAAGAGGTGAAAGATTCCTAACCAATAACATTGTACTATTCCAGAAGTATGCTGATGGGACAAGAGTTGCAGGTGAGGTTGATATTCTTTCAGTAGATGCAGATGGAAACTTCAGGATATATGATGTAAAGACAAGCAGATATAGCTTCTATGATTTCACAGACAGATATGGTCATAGAGTGAATTACTTCACCAGCCCTTCAGCTACTCAAAGAATGAGTGCTAAGGATTACTATACTCTACAATTGTCTGCATATAAGAATCTGTTTGAGTCTCAATATCATACTCCTATTACTACACTTGCTGTTCTACCATTTGTTCTTAACTATAATAAGGATGTTGTTGATGGAGTAACAAAGGAGAAGGGTATAATGATAACCTATAATCCTGCTGTTAATGTACCATTAGTAGGTGCTGTAAAGGCAAGTGAACCTACTCCTACTAACTCAACAGTACCAGTCTTTAATAGTGCTCTTGAAACACAAGACCCTGTTAATAATGTGCTTCCTGAATATAGTCTTGAAGATAGTAAGGTAGGTTATTTCGTAAGAGATGGTAAATTACACAAGAGTTATCTAACTCCTATTGGTAAAGTGAATGGTGTTGAGGTGTATATGGCTAAGATACCTACTATAACTAAGGGATTTGGTAGACAAGGTGAAGAAGCCCATGTTGCAAGTAATTCATACATGGCAGTATTCCCTAATGGTAATTCAATTACTCTTATCAAGAATGACCCAATGACCATGACTGAGCAGCAGGTTAAGGATACTATCAAGAAGATGCTTAATGGTAATCCTCAGAGAGTGGCAGATATGTCAAATGAGAAGACTCTCATATTTGACCCTTCATCTGCTCCTGTAGTAGAAGCACCTAAAACTGAGACTCCTGCCACTATATTATCTACTCCTACTGAGTCTGGGGCAGCTAAGGCTGCACAAGCAGAACAAGCAGTAAATGAGAATGATGATGAATTTGAGGATGACTTGGATTTGGGTAGTTTGAGAAGGGTAGATGATGAGACAAGAGGTACTTGGAATCAAGAAAAGGAACTTGCTTGGATAAAGAAAGTCCTTCCTCAATTATCTGATAATGATAGGGTAAGAGTAATAAAGGGTCTTATTAGAGTTGGAAATCAAGGAGCATTGGCTTGGGGACAATTCAATAATGGCATAATTACTTTATCTGATATAGCTGCTGAGGGTACTACTTACCATGAAGCCTTCCATGCAGTATTTCAACTTCTTCTTGACAATAATGAGAAACAAGCATTATTGGCTGAAGCTAAGGAAATGTATGGTAATAAAGATGATGCCTCTCTTGAAGAGGATATGGCAGAAGGATTCAGAGAGTATGTAATGACCAGAGAGAATAGAGGTATTGGTAGAAAGATTCTTGACTTCTTCAAAGACTTATTTGTTAAGGTTACTAATTGGAATAACATGAGACCTCACTTAATTGATTACTATAGAAATATCAATGAAGGAAAGTACTCATCAAGTAATTATAAAGTACCTTCACTAAGTCAAATGAGAGAATCAAAGAAACAAGACACTACATCATTTGAGTCATTAGATGCTGAGATACAAGAATCCCTATTGAATAAGGGATGGACACAAGAGAAGTTTGACACAATCTCACAACAAGAGAGAGACCAAGCAGTTAAATGTATAGCTCTTTAATCAGTAGGGTGAAATTTTTTATAAAGGAGAAAGAAAAAGGGAAGTAGAACTTAATCTACTTCCCTTTCTTTTTATCCTTATCTTATTGCTTGAAGAATGGAATACCAGTCTCAGGATGTAATCCTCTATAAATAGTCCTGTTCATAGGAATTATAGGAGATTCAAAGAATGACTTGTATGCAGTACTGTGTCCTTCATACCTGCCAGACTGTAATTCATCCATGTAGTTCCAAGGATTGAGCAGCTTAGTCAAATCAAGCATATCCTCAATTGTATTCACACCAGCAGCAGGTGATTTGATAATCTTCAAACCTTCTGAAATCATAGGTTTGCCGGGTATCATAGCACCTAATTCAGTGTACAATCTTCTTGCTTGATATTCAGCCATCCTCACTAACCAAGGTCTATCCTTATCATCAGACCACTCAATGAGACCAATAATAGCCATTACTGCCAAGAAGTGACCTGTCTCAGTTAATGCTCTTCTTATATTAGCCTTCTCAGTAGGAGTGAGTTCATTCCATCTTGCAGCAAGATTAAATTGAGTCTCTCTCAAATCTCTTGCAAGTTGTAACAGGAATCTACCACTTGTCCTATAATAACCTTCAGTCCAAGCATCCAAATCATAGTTATAAGTAGCTGACTTGAATCTTCTATTCAAGGATGGTTTAATCCATTTTCTGAACATTATACCCATTCTACCAATAGCTAATCTTTGTACTGCTGACCTATCAGCCTTATTGTAAATACCGTGCATTCTCTGATTGATTGCTGCACTTCTTCTACTGAACTTGATAATGTCATCCTGTGTAAATGCAGAGCCATCAGCCTTTGTATAACCTTGCTTCAATTGAAGTTTAGCACCAGCTTTCTTATTATTCTTATCAATAGGAACTACTTCCATAGCATCCCATAGACTGACAATCTTACCATTAGGTGCTTTCATCTTATAGGCATCAGCTAAGGCTAAAGAGGTTCTGTTCTGCATCCAATGTTCACCCGCATTGTTCATAAAGAATAATGTAGATGTGCCAAACATTCTACTGAACCAAGTCTTCCTATCAAAGTTCACTTCTCTGACATCCTGCTCATACTCTTGCATCACATTGAACAATTCATCCCATAGAGCAAGTTTACTTGTCTTTACTCTATTACCTATTTCAGCAAGATATGCAGGAAGAGACTGACCATATACCCTATCAGCAGTAATTGTGTTCTTCTCATTGAAGAACTCACCAGCAAATGACTCAATTCTCATCATCACTTTACCAGTAGCTATATTGGAAATACCTGAAAGAACATTGAGTGCTAAGTTGTTCATAGAAGTAACTCTATTTACAAAGTTAGCAACTTTACCCTTATCAATATTTGTCTTGCCAAATGTACCTTCATCTGCCATGTATCTTCCATATACTTGCATTTCAAAGAAGTCATTCAGTCTTTGGACAAATCTTGTAGCTTCTCCTTCTTTTGTTAATTTACTCTCAACCTTTCTACCTACTGCCTTGAACTTTTCTACAAGTGGCTTACCTCCTTGAGTTTGGATTACTTGTCTTTCTCTTAGTAAGTCTCTGCCTAACTCAAGCACATCAATAACCTTGTTCATTTCATCAAAGTCATTAGCCATTGCAGCATAGGCTGTGAGAGTACTTACAATGTCAGTAGACAGGTCATTTGCACTTTCTCCCTCTTTCAGTTTAGTAAAGTATATAGGAAGAGTCTGTACCTCATTGCCTTCAAAGTCCTTCACTGTGGCTCTGTCTCCAAAGTCCACATCATCAGTCCTTCTAATAAACTCATCCTTGATACTTTCCCATATCTGCTTTGCCCCTGACCTCACACCATCAGATGACTTGACCCTCTCAAGCAAGTCCTTTCTTATCTTGACAGCATTAGTAAGTGTAGTGTACTTCTCAGGCAAATAAGAATCCAACTGGGACTTAATGTTCATCACTGTATCATAATACTCTTTCTGAGCTGCATTCAGTCTTTGGTATTGCTTATTACCATAGATTGACATCTTAGGTACTTTCTTACCATTGACTATTTCCATATTGGCATCAAACCAAGCCTGTCTTTCTTTCTTATACTTCTCAGCATTTTCACCAACAGGGTTCTTTCCATACTTCTCATTAAGAGATTTGAACATTTCCCTTACTTTCTCCTTGAACAAGGCTTGATTGATTTCAGAGATGTAATTACCACTTAAATTACCCTTGCTGTCCCTCTCAAACATCCAGTCAGTATTCTTAATACCAGCCTTTTCAAGTTTAATAGTGGCAGCCTGTAATTGTTTCATTACATCAATAGTCCTCAATCTTGCCTGTTCCTTACTCTTCTTGACAGCTTGGTCCATTACTTTCAACATATAGTCAGAAGAATCTGCCATACTATCAAGCCATCTGTCAAAGGAGGAAATATCCTCATCAGCCATCTTCACTAAATCCTCAGCCTTAATCACTTTACCCTTGAACTTACCAAAAGGTATCATGATATTTTCTCCTACAAATGGCTTAATGAAGTCCACAAATAGAGGCATAGAAACATCATTGTACTTAACAAATAGGTCTCCAATCAAAATAGAAGCATTATCCAATGCTACTCTGACTCTCTGACCATATCTATTATCAGTGTATCTTTCCTCATCTACCAATGCCTTTCTTATATCCTCAATGATATTCTTATATGAGTACATGTAATTTCTCACATCTCTCAATACAGAAGCCCTTTCATTTGCATTAGTGGCTGGAGTGTTTCTCAACACCTCAAGCCTACTGCTTACCTTCTGTAATTCTTCAAGAGCATTATCAAGGAAAGCATAGATTCCCTCAACTTCATTATTGTCAGCTAATTCAAGCTCAAGCCTGTCAATAAGAAGTCTTTGGTTGGCACTGAATTGGCTATTAGGATTTCTCTTCTCATAAATCTTGAGCCTCTTCAACTCATTATTCATGATGTCCTGCAATAGCCTTCTATCCCTTTGAACTCTTTCATTGGTCTGATAGAATAAGCCAGAGGAATTAATGTTCCCCACATTTATCTCTTCATCCATTCTACCATTGAGAATATCTCTTGCCAGCCTGCCAAAGTCTTTGTCTACTTCATACATAGCCTTTTGTATCTGGTTGGCATTCATTGTCTTGAAGAAGGATTTAATAGCTGAGATTACTCTCTCTAATAAATTCTTGTAGGGTTTCTGTCCTATAGGCTCTGACTTCAATAAGTGCTTTGCAAGTAATTTACCTGCTGCTTCTTTAGCTAACTTTGCAGTATCACCTTTGTAGAGAGTATTGTAGGTCTCATACTCATCACCAAGTATTTCACCTATAAGACCACTTGAACTGAGATTATTAATCAATCTATTGATAAGGGGGGACTCTCCCATTGCCTCAATAGCAAAGTGGGCAAACTCTTCAGGAAGAGCTTTTTCTCCTTCAATACCATTAGCCAATCTAATCATCTCAATCATTCCATTAGCAGCAGTTCTTGCCACATCAAAGTCAGTTACACCATTGATTCCCATTCTCTTCTCAAGGTCTGTAAGAGCACCTACTGCAATGCCATTAGCTGCCAAAATGTCTCTTAATCTACTATTAAGATTGGCATTATATGCCATTTTGTCAGCATCAATTGAGTTAAGCCTGTTTCTCTTCTCAACCTTTACTCCTATGAAGATTCTTGGAGATTCAGTGTCCTGAATCTTAATAATCTTAGCTACATAGTCATCCCTGAAATCTGAGGTTTGATTGAATGAGATTGCCTTCTGTAGTAACTTCTGATAGTTCTCATCATTATTTACCCAAAGAGCAGGTCTATCCATTCCCCTCTTATAGTACCCTATTTCCCTATTGAGTCTTTCAAGTACTTTTGACTCAGGAATAACATCACTAAGATTGGTCTTTTGTAGAAGACTTCTCAATGTAGGTTCATTGTTTTCATCAAGAGTTAGCCTTGGATTCCAATTCTTAATAAACTCACTACTCTTAGTAATCAAATAAAGTCTGGTAGCTTCTGACCTATTATTGCCAGTGTAGGCAAGCAAGCCCTTAAAGAGCTTGCTGTCTACTACCTGACCTTTATTGTTTCTTACTTGAGGGATAATTGCACAATTTCTTGCCATATCTTATAAGCTATATAAAGTTGTTGCACCACAAATATTATCACCATTCTCATCCTTGTAATCCACATTAGGCTGAATAGATGTCACATCATTTTCAGAACCTTGTGGCATTTCAAGGGGAGCACCATAAATGTCTCCATAAGCCTGTCTTAAAGCATCCTCACTGAATGCCTCTCTATATATCTCAGAATAAGCCAAGTCTTCTTCTGTCATTTGAGGAGTTTCAAATGAAGCAAATGCCTCATAATCAACATTAGGATTAGGATTATAGTCCTTACTATTCTTCTCAATTACAGAAGTCATCTCACTTGCTTCCTTGCCATATTCATATTCAATGAAACTGTTTCTAAATCCAAGTGGCTCAATTCTCCTATAGACTGCCACATTAGACTCATCAACTCTGTCTGTAGTCAATCTGTAATAAACATAGTTACCTCTGTTTCTTCTTGCAATGAAATCAAAGAAATCATATACAGGACCATCAGGTGTATCTATTCTCTTCTTGACAATCTTTTTATCACCAAAGTTGGCATTTTCATCTATTACAAATGTGACTTCATCTTTTATTTCATTGTCTTCACCTATGAATGATGTTGAGGCATCATCAGGAACTTCAGGAACAAGCTTTCTATTATCAAGGTGATTATAGATATACTGTTCAACAAAGTTACTGTAATCATCCTCAGATGTAAGGAGACTTCTCAGTGTTTCAATGTACTCTGGAACTGCATTTCTTACAGCTACAGGAGCCAAGTGAATAAATGTGGAAGGACCAAATGCAAAGCCATTTCTGTAGAAGCTGTATCTGAATAGATTAAGAGCAAGTTTTTGAGCTTCTGGGTTACTCATATATAATAGAGAAGCCCAGTCTCTCATATATCTTTCTCTTAGAGTAGGACTTAACTGACCAACATTCTTGAATACTACAGTATCCACAGGATTTGTATCATTTGCCCTTATCACTCTAAGTCTCTTAATAAACTCAAGGTCAGCTATATCCTCATTCTCTGCAACCACTTTCTTGAAGTAAGTTGGGAAATTATTGATGAAGTCCCTTCTCTTGTCAGCAGATGTAATCATCTTTGTAGGATTACCATTCTCATTTACTGAACTCCAATCAGGTTCTGCACCAAAGAAATCTGTCTTAGACATTATGTAAGCAAGCAAATCATTGTAAATACTATTCATAGTCTTCACATTTAATCTACCTGTCTTTGTCATATTTCTAAGAACATCAACCACTTCATCAAATGACTCAGTGAATTGAGGTAAATACTTGCTTAGCATTCTCTCTGATTGCTTCAATCCAAGTGTGTAGAATGCCTGTAAGAAAGGCAATTTACTTGCAAGCAATTGCTCTCTTATGTTGTCAATGTCATCATTAAGAGAAATACTGTCACTGATTACATCTGCCCCTACAAGTGGGAACTTGTCATTCTCCTCCATATCTTTCAAGAAGTCTTGAACCTTTTGGATTTTGAGCTTTGTATCAGCAATAGTTGGACCTGCTGCACCACCTTGAGTATCAGACCTTGTAGCTTGCACAAGCTGACCAAGGCTATCAGCAGTTCTCATTATTCTCTTAAATAGGAACCCTACAGCAACTTGTTTCTTGTAGAACTCAACCTTACTGTAATCAGAAGTCTGATGGGCACTTGTAATGCCTGCCATTTCCTTTGCAATAAGGATGTTGTTGGCAAGGTCTTCAATTAGGAAGTCATTATTCTTATAGTTATCATAAGTAACTTCTTCCATCATTGCAGCCTTCTTCTTATATTCTACAAGGATTTCATCAATCACAGTGTCCTTACCTTTACCTTCTCTACTCTCTCTGAAATAAGCCTGAGTAATATCCATGATAATAGGTTGTGCCATAAGCAGACCTATCTCAACAGGATTGTAACCAAGTCTTGAAAGAAGCATAGAGGCATCAGCAGTAAATGTGTTCTGGTTAATACCAGCCAACACAGGGTCTTTCACATTATCCACAGATGCAGCCAAGAAACCTGCATTATTCTTTGATATGAACTCTTTGTCTCTATTCATAATATCATGTAGGGATGTAAGTCTCTTTCCATTCAATACAAATGAGCCATTTTCCACATCAAGACCTAATTCAGTATGCTGCATCAAAGCATGGTTTGCATTATGGTTTGCATATATACCAATCAGCTTTGCACCAGTCATATTCTGTTGGTGAAGTTGTACCTGAGTTCTTGGAGAGATAGGGTCAAGTTTTCTCTTAGTTCTTTCAGCAAGTTTGTCAAGTTCTTCCAAATCCATTGAAACTAACTTAGTGATAACTGGACCATTAGGAATATTCAAATCCCTTCTCAAATCTGATTCATAACTTGAACTAAGGATACTGACAATTCTTGCAGCCTTCTTCTGATAATCAAAACCACCGGGGTTAAGAATCTTAGAAGCTGTATCTGCATTTGTCAAAACTCCCCACATCATATCTATCATCAAGTTATTTCTTGCTTCAAGACTATTCTCTTGTGGGGCTTTATTAAAGTCATACTTTACTTTCCTAATCTTAGGTGTAGCAAGTCTGTACTTCTCCTTGTTCTCTCTGAACCATTCCTTAAACTCTACAGGTGCATTTGCAAAGTCATCCATCAGGCTGCCTTCTCTGAATAGAGAAGCCAATTCATCAAGTATTCTTTGCTCACCTTTGAAATCCTGCTTTGCTCTTCTGAAATCAAACTTCTCTACCTTAAATTCAGGCAACATGATGTACATCTTATCCACATCAAAGTCTGAACCTGATAGAGTAGTAATCTCAGCAGGAAGCATAATTGCAGAACCATTCTGTTGAGGTAGGAATCCCTTGATATACAGAGGAGCCATTGAATACTTATCCTCTGTTGGAACTCTATAGCCAATTAACTTTCTAAGGTCTTCAGGCAACTTGTTGATGTCAAGTTCATGAGTTCCTTCCTTCATAAGAGGCTCATAGAACTCTCTTGAATAAGCTGGCATATAACACTCAAGATACTTGATTCTCTTGTTCTCACCTTCTCCTTCAAATACCACATGAAGTTCATCAGTCAAGCCATAATCAGATACCTGAATCAATGCTCCACCTCTAATCTTCTGCTTGGTAATTCTGCTCTTGATGATACTATTCAAAAGGGTCTGCACTCTCTGAGATTGTACAGGGTCAAATAATGGAATATTGAACTGACCATTCTCATTAAGAGTACATGCTCTCATCATGTCAATTCCATATCTCTGATTACCTCTAATCTCTTCAAGTAGTATCTCCTCTACCTTCTTAGGGTCTTTGAATATATCATCTACATCCCTGAATGCCTGAAGGATGTTTTCAGTGTTAATAGCATTATATAAATCCAGCCATTCTTGCTTGGTCATCTTTTTACCATCAACCTCAATAATAGCATCTGGTGCAATATCAGCAGTAATCAACTTTCTAATCTGAGTACCTACAAGCTGTACAGCATCAATAGCATGTTCAGGAGTTGCAGTCTGAATACCATAATCCTCATAGCTCACTTTATGAACTACATTAGGATTCTCCACACCATCTTGTGTAGTGGCACTCTTCAAGACTTCTTTCACCTGCTTGAAATCATTGACTTGGTTAAGGTCAATAATCCCTTGCTTACCAACTTTAGTAGTAGACTCAAATTGAACTACATCAATGTTATTCTCTTCCATGAACTCATTGATGGCTCTTAGCTTGCTTGACTTGCCAAGAGGTCCAGCAATTAACTCGTGCATAGCAAGTAATAGGAACTCAGAGTTCTTATGCTGTACAGGAGTCTTTATACCTGTATGACCTTGTACACCACTCATGTTATTGACTTGAGTATATACATAAGGTTTCTTAGTCTGCCAGATGATATTGAAGTCAGCAATGCTCCAAGTACCATTCTTGAAATTGTTATATGCCTGCTCCATCTCATCTGTCCATTGACCAGACATACCAAGTATTGCTCTATAAGAGCTTAGACTTCTATAAGCCTGTGCATCTGCAACATTAACTGCCTTAAACTTATTGACAATATTATCTCTATCTGTCTTGGTCATTTCACCTCTCTTGACTCTTTCATCAAGAACTGTTTCAATGTCACTTAGTACAGAAGAGGTAATCTCATCATCCATCAAGTAAATAGTTCTTTCCCAATCTCTACCAATTCTCTCACCCTTATAAGTTGCTTTGGTATTCATTCTAAGAGCAGGGGCATGAACCTCCTTATATCTCTTTTGAAAGTCCTCTACATTCTTATAGAATGCCAAATCAGTAGTAGTCAGTTCAATGATTTGAGAAGTGGCTAATTTACTATTCCAGTAATACTCTCTCAATGCAGCCTTTGCATTGTTCTTTACCACAAGGTTTCTATTGATACTATCAGCTTCCTGCTTTGTAATATCACCTCTTGTAGCCTTTTGAGTAACCATATCCCTTATCTGTTGAAATAGGTTTGCAGCTACTCTGTCATCTACTGGGTTATTGTTGTTATAATCTTTCAACAACAACTCCATATCAGTAGTCCATAGAGTAGTACCAAGAATCTCTTTAGCCTTAATAAGAGACTTTGCAGTTCTTGAGTTCTGCTGTGCTTGTCCTGCAAAAGGCAGATATTTATATCTACCATTTGGCAGTTCATCAAGCAGACCAATTCTTGCCCAATCTCTATATGCTTCTTCAAAACCATTATCCATGACTTCTCTAAGAGCACCTCTGATAAAATCCTTCAACTCAGCACCACTTCCCTCTCTACTCAACCTACTCAATCTGTCAAGGAATGTCTCTCCATTATCATATCTAATGGAATTAAGTGCAGGTAAGAACTTGAACTCAGCTCCTCCCATACTCTTTATACTTCCATCTTTCTTCCTGACAATATCATAGTTTGCTATAGGAGAAATGTTTGGATTACCATTTTGAAGTTCCTCATCTCTTGCTCTGACAAGCATTATTCTGTCATATTCTTGATTGACTAAATCAGTCAGTTTATCAAGGATAATATCATCATAAGTCAGCTTGTTTCCATTCTCATCATATTCAACTCCACTGACATACTTTCTGAATCTAATGAACTCAGCAGAAGGAGAGTCTGAAAGAATAGGAACATGATACCAAGCCCACTTTACACTTGTTCTACTATCCTCTGGGTCTCCCCAGTATTCAGTAAGAAGTGCTAATGTGTAATCCAAATCATCCCAGTTGGTATAGTCCACTTTATCAGAGTTCAACACCACTTTATGACTTAGACCTCTTCTCATTTCCTCAGAATTGACAAGTTGCTCCAACCAATCACTTCTCCATCTTCCATCCTTGAAGAACCACTCATACTGCTTAAACTCAGTATTAATGAACTCTTCAAATCTCTTCTTGTCTCCTCTTACATTCTTGAGTTGTTTAATCAACTTCCCAAGGTAGTTAGGAGTAACATGAGAGTAATAGGACTTATCATTCTCTCTAACACTACTTTCAATAGCATCTTCGGTCACATTAGCCATCATACTTGCAATCATATTGTAAGCAGAGCCAAATGTATTGATTAAGTCTCCTCTCTTCTCTGTTCCATCTTCTCTTGTCTCAGACTTTATATCACCCTTCTTAATACCACTGAATATTACATTCAGTTGAGGTAATAGAAGCATAATAGGGTCAGTGAACTTGATTGTGTCAGAGGTTTTAATATCTGTAAGTGCATTCTTTAATACTGAAGGATTGGCATCAATACCAATCATATTCAACAGCTTCAGGATAGTATTCCAAATCCTATCCTCTTCAAGAAGTTTCAACCTTGCCTCAGTATCAAGATTAGAGAATTTGTTGTTTAGGGTTTCAACCCATCTAAGACCTTTCTCAGCATTCTCAATGTTTATATCCCCATTCTTCTCATATACACTATCATCATCAAGTTGAATACCATTCTCATAGTTATCTCTCCAAGCATCAAGAAGATAATATACACCTTCAGGCTTATTAATAGCAATAGTCTGCATCTTGAATGTACCATCAGGCATCATCTTTTTCTTCTGAATCCAGTAAGGCATGAAGTCCTTTCTGAAGTCTTGGTAGAACTGAGAGAATAGTGTTTCATCACCTTGTAAAAGCTTTGTCACTTGCTTTACCCAAGGCTTGTTCTTTTCAAGCTCCTGCATAAGAGGAATCATATCTTCAGAGATAATCATATCCCTCAACTTATCAATGAAAGTTGCATGGACATAATCAGCATCCAAATATCTTGTGAATCCTAAATCATCTTTCTCATACTTTCCTCTATAATCCAATTTAGGTACTTGTCTAATGACCTTTCTTACTGCTTGAGATAATGACTCATGGGAGCTTACTTGTCTAAAGTTGGTCATCCAACCATCTTTGAAAGTCTCTTCCTTATTGTAATCATCAGCTTGCTCATCAAGTTCACTATCTCCTTCAGGAGTATCATCATTCAAGTTGGCATCTTTAGGAGCAATGTAGTTCGGGTCAATCCTAATTCCTTCTGTCATTACAAGCAATGTACTTGCTTCTTCTGCCAGAGGTTTGAAGTTATCAACAACCTTTCTATAGGCTTGTTCCTTATATGCAGCTTTCTTCTTTGCAGCAGCTAATTTCTGCTCATCAGAATATTTGTCTGCACCTTTGGTTGAATTGATTTTATCCAACTCAACCTTCACTCTATTCTCCTCTGTATCATTAATATAGGATTGGAATATATCCAATACTCTACTGAATAATCCAGCAGGAGTGTACTTCTTTATGACAGTAAATCTGTCAAGGGAACTTAGTTCCTTCTGTAATTGCAATCTTTCTTCATCAGAAACAGTGTCCATTCTCTTGTTAATGGAATCATTCATTTCCTGTAATGCCTTATCTACCTCATTACTGAAGAATCTTGCAATCAAAGTAACTCTATCCCTTCTTGTTCTTGGGTCAAAGTCTAAATCAACCTTAGCCTGCTCTTCAATGGAAGAGACCTTAGGAGTATCAAATGAAGAGGATAATGCCTCATCAAGCATCTCTGTTACATCTGCATTCCTAAGCTTAAATCTGAAATCATTAAGTTCTTTTGCAGTAGGATACTCTTCAATAGATTTATTATTCTCTTTTTGCCACAAAGCTACAAGACCCTTTACAGATTCCTCAGTCTCACCCTGTAACTTCTTAGCTAAATCCCTAATCTCTTTAGTTGTTACTAAGCAATTATTCATATAATATCCTTGTTAAATAAAACAACAGCAAAGGTAAGTATTTATCCTTAATAAACCAAGATATTAAGTATAAAAGTTGTCACCAGTTAATTTGATTACTAATTATGGTATAAAGAAATAAGGGAGATATTGCTATCTCCCTTAGAAAATCTCTTAATATTGTCAAGAAGAGATAGTAAATAGCGGAGATTTACTCTACCACATACTTCACTCCATTGTAGATAAGCTGAGAGATTGTATTGATGTTCACCAATCTTTCACCTGTCTCCTTCTCAGTTCTCTCAATATCCATGTCCATACATTTGTATTTACCATCTCTTGAGACAAACTGCATCTTGTAACCTCTCAGTACTCTATCCTCACCTTCAATATAGTCCTTTACAGGATTATTCTGAATGAACTCAAGAGCTTCCTTATAGGCTACAGCCATAGACTTCTTCTGCTTCTTAGCCTTATCAATCAGGGCAATAGCCTCAACTCTCTGAGCCTCTCTCTCAGCCTCAAACTGTTTCTTAGTCTTGGCTTTATCCTGTTTCTTGAAGACTACAGTGAATACCTCAGAAGATTTGATACCTTCAAAGATAGTTCTTATGCCCGGAGTACCATCCTTCTTATCTTCCTTAGTAACTTTTACTTCTCTTTCATACTGGTCAGAAGTATTGAGCATATTATGAACATACTCATTGCTCAGACTTACAGTCTTCCCACTTTCAAGATGTTCAAATACAACACTATCCTTCTTTACTTCTTTTACAATGTAATGGGACTCTTCTGAGAAGATGTCACCTACTTCAATTTCTGCAAGATTTACTTTCATGTTTTTATTGTTTTAAGATATTACTTCTTTTGAATAGGCTGCATATACAGCAGTCATTTCAGTATCACCACTTGCTTCAAAGCTATCCATAGTAGCCTTATAAAGACCTCTTGTCTTTTCTCCTCCTCTTGCCAATGCAGCAGCTTCAACAAGTTGTGAAGTCTTTGAGCTTGTACTAAATGGAGCACTTACACCATTAGTAGTACTTGAGAGTTCTTTATACCACCCAGTTTCATTTATAGTCAATGTATCAAACTTGATTCCTTTCTCAGCAGCTTTCTTAGCCTCTTCTCTCCAATCAATTTGATTATTAACTACTCTATCACTGTAGCTATATCCTACCCTATGTGGTTCTGCATCTGCAATAAGAAGAACTGCTTTGGTAGAACCTTCTCTCCAATTAGTCTCTTCTACTATCTTCTTGATAACAAGCTCATAGAACTCATCTCCATCACCCCCACTTGTGTTCTGTGCCTTAGTGATGAACTCTATAAGTCTATTCTCATTATCAGTAAGCTCACATACTTGATATGCCTTACCAAATCTATCTTTGCTTGGCATATCACAATAGTCACCAAAAGCCACTATTCCTATCCTCAAATCAGGATTCTGTTTGAAGAGTTTAGGAATCAGCACCTTCACATGCTCCTTGACTGCATCAATGTAACTTCTCATGGAGCCAGTAGTATCAAATGCAATCACCATGTCAAGCCTGCCATCTGATGATGTAGTAGTGCTTTCTTTTACTTTGGGTTTAACTAATCCTGTTCTCATTTAATAAACTTTTCTAAGTTGGACATAAATCTCTTAGTCTCTTCCTGAGTAATACTAATCTCCTTTATTTGAGCATTAATAGACTCAATCTGAGCCTGCTTTGTTTCAATCTCTTTCTGCATCTCATCATTCAATGCAGATGCCTGATTATGTGCAGTCTGAAACATAGCTTTTACACTGCTGAGTCTCTCTGCAAATGTAGCCTTTGCTACAGTAGTCTTACCATTACCAAAAATTGCCATATTCTTTTTCTTTTTAATTGTTTATCACAAAAAAAAAAGCAGGAATTACTCCTGCTCATAATCTGTGTTTCTGTATCTCTGCAAATCCTCTTCAAATTTCTTAGTTTTAGAATACCCACAAGGGTTCATAAACTCAGGACAGAATCCTCTATACAGACATTCAGGAACACATTTATCAGCTAATACTGGGTCTACCTCCCTAATAGCCTCTACTACTTGTTTCCATGCCTCTCTGGTTTCTTTAGAAGCACAAGAACACAGTCTCTTTCTTGATATGTTTATAATAGCCTGAGCATTGGCTGTCATATCCATATCATTAGGAGCACCTTGAGGTAATTCATTTCTTGGGGCAGGCAATACTCTCCTATCTCCTCTTTGGCTGTGGACAAACTTCTCACAGCCTTCATGGTGTCTTACAAGATGAGTAGTGACCCACTGCATGATGTCCTTCCATGTCCAATCAAATTCTACTAACCTAATTGGACTATGCTCAGCAAGGAGCATCTTTGCTTCCCAAGACTTTGAAGGCTCTTTAGCTAATGGTGCTTTACCAATAGTCCTTCTTGCAGCATTCAAAGCTCTCTTCCAACTTGTTACTTGGTCTAATCTAACAATTTCACTCATATACAAACTTTGTTAAATCTGTAGGAGTAGCAGGTAATCCTGTCATCTTCCTGACCAAATTATCATTTTCATCCAACACTAATAGTGTGGGAATAGCCCGCACACTATGTTTAATTGAAAGTCCTTCACCATCTGGTGAATCAATATTCACACTTTCATGCTCAATATTGTGGTCTTTCAACATCTTCTCCAAGACCTTACAAGGTCCACACCAATCTGCATATAACTTAATCAGCTTCATCTCTCCTTCTTTACTTCTAACATTACTGGAACAGCTCCTTTGTCTGCATTGTAGTTGGGAACACATAAGAAGTGTGTATCATCTATCTTATATGTAACCCATTTACCATTCTCATCAATCACTTGATACTGATTATATTGAGTATCATGATTGGAAGATGGCTTACTACAACATGCAGACATAAGAACTGCAACCATCAAAATCAATAACTTCTTCATTTTATCTCTCTTATTGTAGTATGCTTTTGACAATTCTCACACCAGCACTCACCCTCACCAATATCATCTACATACTCATTGGTATTGGCATTAACCCATGCCTGTACTTGAATATTAGTTCCTCCACACTGACTACAGCAATATGTAGGTTTATCCAAGTTATTTGGGTAATACAGCATAGTGCCCATAGAGTTCTTATGAACATCTACATCAGGAAATGCCTCACTGAATGCTTTGGTATTGAAGGGTTTTACAATGAGATGAATCCCTTGTTTAGTAGGCACTTCAGCATAGATATAACTATCTTCTACTTCTTTAAGTGCTTCTACTGAAATATCAGAACCTTTCCTCCTCCAAGCCTCTGCATACAACTCAAAGAGTTTCTCCTTGATAGAGTTCTTTAGTGACACATCATCTACATCTACAATCCACTTAGGCATCCTTGACTTGAGTTCACCTGCTGCACTATTGAGACACTTTCTTGGATTTCTTACAAGACCTTGATGAATGTCACTTGCAAGTTTCACAAGCATCAAAGATTGTAATGCACTAAAATCCTTTCCTGCAACATTAATGTATGCCCTTGCCTTGTAGTGCTCACATAAGAGAATGATTTCATCTTTTACTCTCATAAGATGTTCAGCACTTCTTATAAAGTAAGTCTTGATTGCACCTTCCCTTACCTTTTCTCCCTTATGGTCTTTTGCCCTCTGTACAATTTGGCAATGAAAGAACATATCATTTGCCTCATTGAAGTAGAACATAGACTTGATTAGTTCAAAGTTATCTACCATACTACTTCAGTTTGAAAGCCAATTCTTCTACAGTAGATACTCCGAACTCTTTCATAAGCTCATTCTTCACAGAAGATTGAAGCATATTAATAGCTGTAGTAATGGAACCAATAGGGTTTCCTTTTACCAGCTTCTTGAAATTTTCAGATTGTTTACTCATATTATTTCCTCCTTTTATTCTGGTATAACTTCCATTTCATCAACATTCCACCCCTTCAAATCAAAGATAGCTTGTACCTCTTTCTTTGACTTAGGAGCTATATAATCCCAAGCATTTTGAGGTAATGTAATCTGCTCTTCAACTGCCCCCTTTAGGTCACAATCAGAATAGTCCACATCCTCAAAGTAATCACCATCTTCATCCTTGCCAGAGTCAGTAAGGGTGTAGTCAGACACTTTTATCTTGACAGTCTTACTAAGTGTCACAGATACAGTTACTTCAATCTCCCTTTCAGGGAGTTCTTCTTGATTCCAAGGTGCATTAGGGCTATGCTCTGCACCGGGGGGATAATATCCACTTTCAGTCATTTTACTTTTTTTTTTAAGTTAATGTCCAAGTTATTTTCCTTTATCAGTCTTCGAGCAATTACACACTCAAGATTATGAGGAATGCTGATGTGCCTCCCTCCATCATTGACATAGATAGCATGGCTCCCATTATGCCTATCATAGTGAAAGCCATTCTTCTCTACTATCCTGATGAACTCTTTCTGTGTGTACTGTCTCATTATGACATATTCAATACTCTCGCATATTTGTTCTTACATTCTTCACATACATAATGCCCTCTGTCATCAATGGTCACAGCAGGCTTGCCACAATAGTAGCACCTGTTTACTGCATTGAATCCAAGGGCAACACTACTCTTTGTGAAGTCCTTGATTACTTCTCTCATAAGAGTCTGGGCTTGTGAGAGTTTCTCTTTCTCTTCCTTAGTCATTGGTGCATCCATAGGAATTATCATTCCTTTGATTCTCCAAAGAAGATTAACTCTCTTTCTCCAAGACTCTTGTTTGGGAGAAGGAGAGGCATGATAACCTCTCCTATCAGGGCTTGCATAAATTAGTCTACCTGAATTAGTCATTTTTCACCTCCTTCCAAGATGGATTTGTACTTTTCATAAGTAGCCTTAATAACTTCCTCTCCTATGGGGTTAGGTCTTTTGGAATCTCTCTCAATACAGTCTTGAAGAGGTATGAAGAAATCCTTAATTTCCAATTCATACTTAGGTCCTATCACAGTGGGAGCATATTCATTAGCATTATTCCAATCATTAAGTACTCTTTCATAGTACTCCAACTCCTTTGGATTAAGATTCATATTGTCAATAACAATATCAAATCTATAAGACATAGCTTTCCACAAGAATAAATCCTTTAAGTCTTTTACAAGACCTTCTCTACTGGGAACCCAATACTTACCAAGCATATTTCTGATGTCATCATTATTGAATCTTACTCTATGTTCAGGGTCTTCAAGCACCCATTGTTTAGCCCAAGTAGTCTTACCACTACCTTGTATTCCTCTACACAAAATTATCTTAGGCATCTTCTACATCTCCTCCTAATTGCTTAATTCTATCCTTAATATACCAAATAGCTTTCTTCAAGTCCTCAACTTCCTTCTGATTGTCAGAGAGAGAAGCATCCTTCTTGAGTCCAGCCCTCCACAGATACTTGATTGCATTTCCAATAGCAAAGCAATAATGCCTTGTAATTTCAATACACTCAACACCACTTGGATGGGAAGTATAATGCTCAGGATGATTAACATTGTCCACTCTTGTCTCCATCTTTCCAATCTATGAGTTTAACAAATTTGTCAAAGAAATCTTTCTTCTCTCTGACATACAAATGTTTACTGTCATAATCCTGATAGATTAGCGCATCAAACCACTGTCCAGATGCAGGACATTTAAGCCTACATCTGAATAGTGGTAGATATTGATGACCATTCTTAGGATATATGTACAGCTTCTCTCTTATCTCCTTTAGTTTAAGCTTTGTTGCATACCATATCCCTAATGGACACAGTATAAACACAACTATAGGGATTATTATTTTCCATACTTCCATATCAATGTACCCAATGGTTCTTCAAATTCTTAACTAAAAGCTCCAATTCTTCTATAGTAGCATCTGATTTTATCCTATTAGCTTTATTACTTATTATCCAAACATTACCCTTAACATATCCTAACTTAGGAATTATCTTATCAAGTGATGGAGAGTCATTATATAATTTACCTTCTCCAATATGCTTGTTAAGTTTAATTCCAAGCAGAGGACAATATTCAGGTATTGAAATATCTCCATAATCTATATCAAAAGGAATACCTTGAGATAATGCTCTTCTCTTAGCACTTCTAATAATGTACTTCTTATAAGCATCTTCATTATTTTGAAGTCTAAGTAGGTCTGTTTGCTTTTCTCTTTCTCTCAAGCCAGCTACTGTATTTCTTCTCTCAATCCTCCTTAATCTCCTTCTTTCTCTTGCTTCAGGAGTATTATGCAAGTTTCTATCACATTCTTTACAAATGCTTCTTCTACCATACATCCCTGTACCTTTTGAATATGCTTCAAGAGGTAAATCTCTGCCACATATAGAGCAAACCTTTGTTTGATTTGGTCCTGCTATTTGTCTTACTCTCATATCTTTTTTTTTTTGCAAAAATACAAATAATAATTCAAATATGCAAGACCAAAAACAAATTACTTAGGGTTCAATGAATCCAACACGAACCAATTTCAGGCACAGCTTTGATAGTCACCTTCTTGCAGAAGATTGCTGCTGCATACTCCATACATTCACTTAACTTCTTGGCTTCCTGCTCTGCAATCTCAGTTGGTGGCTCAATCAGATATTCATCATGCACATCATTAGGAATCAGGACTTTGAATATAAGTCCATCATTCACAAGATGATTGAAATATCTAATACCAGCAATCTTAGTCATTGCAGCAGCAGTTCCTTGAGAAGGATAATTGCATGATTGGTTATCAGAAGCACTCTTTCTTTTCCAAAGGTGTTTCATCACTGATACATATACAGTTTCTCTGTTAATATCAATGAATCTCTCTTCCACTTTGCCTGCCTTCTTTACTTTATATGAATATCTAACAGCTATTTCCTCAATAGGCTTTCCTTCAGCAAATCTCTTGGCTATCTCCTGCATGATTGAAGGTGGGATTTCATTTATTACTCTGCCACTATCTCTTGCAGCTTTGTAAATATCCCAGAAATCCTCCATACCATTCTTCCTCCTCTCTATACCTTTCAGTATAGGATAGTCATAGATATATGCTCTAAGTCCAGTTATCTTAGAAATCAAGATATAACCTCTATTCCACATATCCCTCTTTTGGACTTTGAAATAACCTGCTATACCATAGAATCTCTTGAAATAGTTGTTATAAATCTCAGTTGCAAAGTCTACAGGAATGTTACAATTAGTAGCCATTGTAGGAGCCTGCCCATTATAATTGAAGCAGAACCTTGCTTTCTTAGCCAAATCTCTGAGGTCTTTTCTCATCTTCTTGACATCTTTTTCCTCAATACCATCAAGGTCTTTGGGAAAACACATCTTAGCTACAAATGAGTGTCCATCTCTTTGATTAGGGTCATTATAGAAATCAATCCACTCCTTATCACCAGACAGTTCTGTAAATACATGACCCTCTTGGTCTCCATAATCACAGTCTATCAACATGTGTCCCTTCTCAGGGATAAAGGCTGCTCTTGTCTCTTCTGTAGCAGGAAGTTGTTGAATATTGACACTCTTATCATTTGATTGAGTTGTAGTATCTTTATTCTCATCTTCCTCCTCTGCAATATCATCATCTTTAGTCTTACCCCCCTTTCCTTTACCTCCTGAACCACAAGACAATCTACCTGTATCCATCATTTGATTGAATGTTGGGTGGATTCTATGTGTCACAGGGTTAATGGCATCAAGGAAGTTCTGACCAAAAGATGTTACTACCTTGAAGGCTGCTGAATACTCAAGATACAAAGGAACAATAGTACTTTTATCAGCTTGTAATTCTATGTACTTAGACTCTACAGACTTTTTCATCTTGCCTGTCTTCTTATCTTTGACTAATAGGTCAAACCCAAGTTCTTCAAACAATCTGATTACTTGCTTAGAGCTGTTCCAGTTAATAATACACTGAGGTCCAGTATCAAACTCAGAGAATAGTGATGGTGCAGGTATTACCACATACACACTATCTGCAAGTTTAGCTGGCTTGCCTTTCTTATGAGAATCATAATTGCTTGCAATTAAAGAAGGGTCATTCTTCTTCATTACATAATCAACTACCCACTCATTGAGCTTTTGCTCTGCAATTCTTAGCCTCTCTGCATCCTTAGCCATCTTAGCTCTCCACTTCTCAGGGTCAAGTCTGATACCACAAAATTCAATATATGCAAGAACTCTTACAAACTCATTCTCAATATCAAGTGCAACTCTCTGACCTCTTGCATTGATGATTGGTAATTGACTGTTCATAATATCTTCAAGATATACTACATCATTTGCAGCATAAACTATGACATCCTCAGTCATTCCTACATGTATCTTCCCTCTCACAGTCTTGTCAAGAAAGACATTCAAATATCTATCACAACAAGCCTGCAAAGAGAGGGAGATAATGCCCGGAGGAAAACCAAGATATAGAATCTTTTCAGCTAAATAAGTATCATAGACATTTCTGACCACAATATGTTCCTTATATAGCCATCTTAAATCAAACTTTGCATTATGAATGATAAATAATCTGTCACTTTCAAGATAGTCTTTATACTGCTTGACATCAGTGGTCATGCAGTCTATCACCACTTGATTCTCCTTATTACCTAATTGAAGGGTAAGCAACTTACCCTGCCATATCTCTGTACCTGTAGTTTCAGTATCTAATCCTACAACTCGAAGAGGCTCCAATATCTTCAGAGACTCTTCTACAGAGATACACTTATATTTGGCATCAGGAAATTCAAATAGTTCTCTTTGACCAGTAACAAAATATATCATATCATTCAAATGTTATTGTATGACCATATCCAGCAATAAAGTTAATTGATTTAACTACTGCATTGGCTTCTTCAAGTAATGAGCCTTCAACTATCATAGGACCTCCTGATGGGTCAATAAACTTCCTTTTCTCTTCTACACACCCCATTCTGAGAGTAGGCATATCTGTCTTGATTACATAAGTCTTTGACTCTTCACCATTTGGTCTTTTCATCTTCTTGAGGTAATTATTAACACCACCTCTTGAATGCAACTTGATAATATCTTCCATTACCTAATATATGCTATAAGCTCCTTAAAGTCAAGAACATATTTATATCTCTCGAAGAACTTGCTTCCCAAGATACCATGTATCTGAACTCCAGACTCCTGCTTTACCACACTGAATGCTTCATCCAAGTCAGCAATACTGAACTCCTCTTCAAATACCTGATTCTTATATGTCACAGACATTTTACAGAACTGGTTACTAACCTTATTGCCTTCAATTCCAATAGTATTCATCTCCTTATCAGTCTTCTCATGGTCAAGAAGAGGAATAATAGAGCTGTTGATATAAGACACATTACTTCCTGTGTCCAGCAGAAAGTTCAGTTTCTTATCACCATTATAAAATGTTACAACAGGTAACTCTACCAAATCCATAGCTTCCTTAAAGGAGATTTTGCTATTGTTTCTTTTTCTTATGTCATCAATGGTATTGGCAATAAATGCTACTGCCAATACCGAGATGACCACACCAATTATCTCTAAAATCATGTTTCATGCTTTTTTTTTTCAGTTATTACTTAACTCCAGTGCTACCAAATCCTCCTCTGTTGTTATCACCTAAGTCATCTACCTCTACAAGTTCAATTCCTGAACTGAACAGCCATTTCAGCTTCTGCCACATAGTAGCCTTCTGACTAAGCTGTATTCTAAATTGGCAAATTCTGTCTCCCTTGTGGATGGTAGTGTCTCTTAGAGCAGTAGCCCAAAATCTCCATATGTCATTATTTCCTTTATAGATGTTATCTATAACAGCTTCTGAATTAGGCTGTATAATGCCCATCTTAGGAGTGCTACTTCTTGGAAGTACCTGAGCCTCAAAGCCCTTGGGCAGTTCCATTGCAATACCTAAGCTGAACAGCTTAGTATCAAATGTAACATTCCTATAAGATACTTCCTCTCCATTGATAACTTTCCTCTTTAGTGTTCCAGCTTGGGGAGCTTTTAATTCAATATCTTCAGCAGCCCTAAGGTCAATCCAATCACCAGAGGGATTGATTTCAGGCATACAGCCCTCTGTTAGCACTTTTACTTTAATCTTTAGTTTCATGTCTTATAAATCCTTTTACTTTAGTTACTTCTTTGATAGGAGTAAGTTGCTCTACTGCCACATTGTTTGTTGAAGTCTTCCTGAACTTGAATATTGGAATACAAAGAAAGGTAACAACAGTAGTCCTTACTGCCAAATTGCCTTCTCTGTACTCCTGTGTTACCATACTTATCATTCCTTCCAAAATTTACTTGTTATATCCTTTAATTCACAGTCATGCACTTTGTACATTCTTTGATTAGTAGTCCTACTGTTAAGTGGACCAAACTCTTCCATATAAGGACCAAGTTTAATATAATCAAAGTATTCCAAGTTTATATCCTCGCTTAACTCCTGCCTACCACTATACCAAGCTATCTTTACATCAGCCCAGTTCCCAGGTTCACTATCATTCATGTCACGCATTATACTAGCTAACCAGTTAATATATTCTGGGTCTGAATCTCCTCCCATGAAGGCTATACAAGTAATACCTTTATTATTGAGTAGTAACTCTACCAAAGAATCTTCGTCAAGAGGAGTTCCAATATCCTCTGCCAAGTAAGAGCTATGACAGCCCTTACAATGGCATGGACAATTTGATATATTGACAGCAAGAGTAACCTCATCTGGAACTTCAGCAAAGACTACTTTTGCATCTACATACTTTAGCATATCTACTCTAAATTAATTCCTTCTATCTTAGCTCTTACCTCAAGAATATCAAGGTACTCCTTCATAGCTCTCAACTGAAAATTATATGTAGCCCTCGGACAGGTAGGAGTGAAACTAAGAGTACCATTATCCCAATTATCAGTCATTCTTTTTAGTCCCTCATATCTGTTTTTAAGCTGAATATATTCAGCCTTAAACCTATCTTTGTAATTTTCACTTGTCATTAATGTAGCAGTTGCTGCTAATACTTCATTCTTTGCCATATTATTAAATATTTTTACTATAAACTCTTTTACTTGCTTCTATTTGTCTATCCTTACCAAAGGACTTAATAGGTCTAAGATACCCAATTACCCTTGTATATTGAGTGATATTCTTACTATGACACTTTGGACATTCAGTGATAGGATGCTTAGTAATGTAACCACAATCATCACACTTACTATTAGGAATATTAAATGTGAAGTAGTTAGTTCCATTAGCTATAGCAAAGTCTATCAGCTTGAGATATTGCTCCTTACTCAGATGGTCTTCAAGATTGATGTGAGCTGCACTACCTCCATCAGTGAATTGATAAGTCTGCCTTCCATGAAGAATAAACTTGTCAAGTACTGAAGTATCATCATGGGCATCATAGAAATATGAGTTATACAGGTTCTCATCATCAGGAACCCAATACCCATCTTCCTTATCCCAATTATAGTTCTTACCACCAAGACCTTCAGCAGGTACTACCTCAGAATTAAACAAGAAAGGTCTCTTCTTATCATGAATAGAATGCTTCTTATTCTCCTCTTTGATAGTCCCAAGTATGAGTTGCAGGAACTCAATGTACTCAGGATTATTACCTACTTCAAGACCCAAGAACCTTGCAGCCTCATTCAAGCCATTAATACCAATGGTACTATACAACTTGCTGATATGAATATATCCACCATTTGAAGCTGCAAACATACCTTTATCTTCAAGGTCATACAACATTGTCTTAAAGGCTATGTGATACTTGTAAACCCTTTCAAGAATATCCACTAAGTATTTCTTGAGTAGTGGAATATTATCCTTGCAGTGAAGAAGATTCTTATCTCCTTCCTCACTCCACCAAGTAGTCTCCTCCTTAGCCCAATCCTGCACAATCCTATTGATATTCAAGGTAATCACATTGCAACTGCCAGTCATAACACCAGTAAGACCTGATGTAGGATTAAAGGTATTTTCTGCAAGTTCATTCCTTAGCCTACAGCAAGATGCAAGACTGTCAGCACTATCTGATATATAGGTAAAGAAACTGTGACCTTCTGCATACATTTCAGCAGTAAAGTCTTTGTAATCCTTATCTATAATATCATTAGTCTCTGGGTCATACACCATAGCCATTGTCTCTACTGGGAAAGTAAGAATCTGTTTGGTTCTCAGTTTATTGAAGAACTTCATAAACATCTTCTGAAGGCAATCTATAGCTTCCCATTGAGGTTTAGTACCATCAGGATAGCTGAACTCTCCAAACAGTGAATTGAAATATGTGTGGTCATAATAAGACACATTGGTAAATGGACTCTGATATGACCTATTACCAGCAGGCTGATTTACACCATAAATAAACTGCTTGAATGCTTTATATATGGCATTTCTGATGGTTCTCTGCTTATTGCAGTGTGCAGTAGTGGTAATTTCATCAAGCTTCTCATACCATTTCTCTCCAAACTCTTTCACAATATAATAATTCAGTGCAATAAAGTATTCACCTACTGCAACTGCACCCTTACATTGTGAGGATAATAAGAAGACAAGATTGGTAATTTGACCACTGAATGACTGTAAATCATTAGGTGCTGAAGGTGTAATGCCATCAATATTACCTACCCCCTCCATCATAAGAGGATATAGACTTACTGCCATACAGTATTGTTTCAATACAGGAGTGGTAGCTTCATCATGGGTGTAAATAATGTGATGATTCAAATCTTCCTCATACTTCTTAGCCACCTCAGGAAACATCTCATTTAGCTTATCCTTCATTCTCTGTCTCTGAATGATTCTATTAGTGGTTTTATACACTTCTCCTTCAAGATTAGCCACATTCTTCATAGTTACATTTGCATTAGCATCTGTCTCTGATGAAGTAGCTGCATTATCATTGGACTGACTATACTTATCCATATAATCAATCCTCTCTCTAATGAATCTTGCCTGCTTGTGTTTCTCCCTGTAAAGGATATATGCCTTTGCCACATCAAAGAACTTGTCATTCATGAGAATGTTCTCAATCTTGTCTTGAATCTCTTCAACACCAATAGCATCTCCTTCTAATTGAGAGAACAAGGAATCAATCATCTTCACAAGATAGTCAGGCATAGGCTTACCTACTGCCTTGAATGCTGAATATACAGCCCTTTGAATCTTGTCAATATCAAAGTTCTCTTTTGTTCCGTCTCTTTTAATTACTATCATACTTGCTTTACTCCTGATTTAACCAACTTCTTATATCATTTGTCTCAGTCACACCAATAGGATACTCTGGAGAATGGGTCAGATAATAATGAAGTTCCTTCACTATATCTCTCCAATTCCTGCACACATATTGACCTTTTGAGCCATAAGTACAATCAGTGATTGCTTGTGTGTCAGAATAAATCCACACTAAAGGCATTCTACTGTTCCTACTAATCACAATAAACCTGTAATCAAGTAACTTGTAGTCTTTGTAGACCTCATCCTTATCAAGATTCTGCCTGATTATATACCAATACAACTGGGCTTGAATCCAATAATTCCACTCAATGAATGATTTGTGGAACTTCCATTCTTTCTTACTGGAAGTCTTCAAATCACAAGGTATAATGACCTTGTTCTTGTGGTCTACTATAATCAAATCAGCCATACATCTTAGAGAGATGCCTTCCCACTCTCCCTTAAATTTAAGCTGATAAAATCTTTCAACATCATGATTGAATGGATTGTCAGGCTCAAAGTACCACTTAGTGAACTTGTGATTTCTTAGCTTATCAACACAATCCTGTGCAGCTTGGTAATCCTCAGTACTAACAAGAGTCTTATCCATAGTAAGGAACAGCAGATTATAATACTCTGCACACTCCTCCTTAATCTTTTTAACCCTGTATGTAGCATACTTAGGATTAGCATAATAACCACACATTTCTCCAACACTGGCAATAATATCATCAGGAATAAGGTCTATACTCCTATAAGATTCATGACATGAATTGAATAATACTCTTGCCACTTGGATTAGATTATCACTGATAGCAGGAAACTGTGCAACCTCAAATCTTTTATCAAACTCTTCCTGACCATCTGTGAGAAGTGTATCTACCATACTGCCAAATAATAGGGATGGGGTCTCCAACTTGTCATACAACTTATCCAAGTTATCAAATCCTTCTCTATTAAATCTGGCTATAGTGGAATATGAATATGCAGGGTCTGCTCTATACTCTTCTTCACTTACTTGCCAAGAAAGGTCATACAATGATTTCCTTTCCATCAATAAAACTCTTCTTCAATTTCACAATCATCAAAGCCTTCATTATATATGTCATCTTCAGGTATTTCCAACTGAACAATATACATATCCACTTCAGACTTTAATCTACTCAAATCCTCAAGATTTACCTTTAGGTACTCTTCTTTCGGATTATCACTCTTCAAACTTCTCCTCACCTTATATATGGCTGAGTCTATTAACTCTTTCAGTGAATCAAAGTCTCTCTCATTTAGGAACTTATGCCCCAAAGGAATGTCTCTTTCAGGCAAAGAACACATCAATGCCTTTATTCTCTCTACTGGCTCACTCATAGTTCTTTGATAATTTCTATAGCTTGCAACATCTGTCTCACATTATGAGGTTCAAAGAATATGTATCTTACCCCATCATTCCTTTCCTCAAGTGTTTTGAGGAACATTTTCTTCTTGATAGGATAAGTATCATTCTCCTTACCCTTGACATCAAAATAGATTTTATAATTACCTTTAGTAACCACAAAATCAGGTGTATAAGTAGTACTCAATAATGCTCTTGTCTGTAGCTCAAGAAACTTACCATACTTGCCAGCCCTTATCTTCTTAGGAGCATACACCAGAGTATTCTGAAGTTTGACTCCATCCCAGAGAGTGATTCTCTCACTCTCATAGGAGAAGTCAAATCCAGCAGCTTCAAGCTTTTTATAACAAGAACATTCAAGGATACTCTTAAATTTGATGCCATTGTACTCAATGGATGTAGCACCCTTTATTTTCTTGTTATTACTTTCCACCTTTACTCTTGAACATTTCTTTCAGAATAGGCTTTACAATTCTACAAGCAATCTTTGCATCCTCAATAGTTCTGAATGCTGCAAAGTTTCTGTAGTTCTTGATATGAGCCTTGTTAGCTTTTGTAATTCTACCATCCAACATAGAGATTACATAAATCTCAGGGCTGTTCTCAATGTGGTCTTCATACTTCTTGTCCAACTCAATGGCAATCTCTCTGAGTACCATAGAGAATGCAGCAGCAGGGAGAATTGAATCCACACTATTGAGATAGTTATAGACCTTCTCAGGTTTCCAACCAAGTCTGGCTGCAATCTTCTCAATGTAGAAGTTCATGTCCATAGGAACTTCACCCTTTGTACAATGTCTGCAAGGACAATCAGCACCATGAGCACAGTCTACCTGAGTAAGTACACCTGCCTTAATCAGTTCAGGCAGAGTCTTCTCATTTACAATGATTTCCTGCATAATAAACCCTTTACCAAAGGGAGTATCTGCTACACCATGCTTGATAAGTCTGTCACCCATCTTGACTTCTTTGCCATTTTTCAAAATAAATTTTTCCATTTTCTTTTTATTTTTAGAAAGTTAATATTCTTGATACCAAGTTATTGGCATCCCATACATTCCTTTTGTCAGTTTACTGATTTGTTCAAATACTGTATGTGGCATTGCTTCACCTGTTCTTGCAAAATATGCAGGATGATTCTCCTCCAATACAGTATTAAACTGCTTATTGATATAAGGCTTGAATGTCTGAGCCTGTTTACCAAATAAGACATAAATTATACCAGTCTCATTCTCAGATAGTTTCTTCAATAGACTTGCTATGAATGGTCTCCACAGCATCACATGAGAACCTATCTTGTTCATTTCTACTGTGAGAGCTGAATTAATCATCAAAATCCCTTGCTTTGCCCAACTCTCTAATGTGGGGTCAAAGATAATACAATTATGTGGAATTTCAAAATTTATTGCAGCTTCTTTTATTATTTGCAAAGAAGGAGACAAGTCCTCATCTCTTGCCCCCTCCTTATTGCCAAATAATATTCCAGTAGCTACTCCCTTCTGAGGGTATGGGTCTTGACCCAACATTACAACCTTGAGCTTATCATAAGGGCAAACCTCAAATGCCTTAAACACATTACTTTGTGCAGGACAAATAGGTTTTCTCTTATATTCTGGTCCAAGTTTGCTCAATACAGATTCAAGTTCTCTCTTATCTATTACCCTCATCCATCTGCCAAAATACTCTTCAAGTGTCATAGCTAAAATTGATTCAGCACATCATCTACATTATCTGCAAGTATTTGATTCAGCACATCATCTGAGCACTTTTGAGGAGTTGGTTTGGCAGGATTCTCTATGAACTTACTTACATCATCAATCAGTATTTGAGGCTTAGTTCCTTCAGGGATGTCACTCCTGAAATAAGCATGAGTACTGACTGAACCAATGTTGTGAGATACATAGAAAGGAATAATCTTTTTGAGAATGGACTTATCTACCAGACCCTCACCCCTCAAGAATACCTGAGGGCTTACATGAATCATAGGTTTGTAATAAGACATCACTTGCCTGCCCCTATGTTCCATCCTCCTACAAACAATGGTGCACAGAAGCAGGATATTAAAGTCTTTGTCCAATATAATTCCCTTGCCTCCATAATATACTTCTTCTTTGTTTGTTGTAACTTTTTGCAATCTCTGATTGAAGTTTACTCTTGAGAAGAAGTCATTCACTATACTATCAGCAGTTCTCCTTGACTGATTATATGTATTCACATACATTGGAATGACTATCTTACTTGTATGAGTTATATATGGAAACTCTAACTTGCCCCTAACCACAGACTCTACAACAGACCTTGCAAAGACAGGAACCTCAATCTCATCTGAGGACACATCAATTACAAATAATCTGTTGAAGGCATTATGATTGTCAAGTGTAGTTTCTGTATTAGACACATCACTTACTGCTGTGTCATCATACCCAAGAAATACTCTCATCAGAGTGTTTTCATATCTCCAGCTATACTCCATTATGCTTCAGTTTTATAGTACATAGTTTCTGCACTGTATGTAGTATAGAATGGCAGGTCTCTATCAATAAGAGGCTCACATTGGTTTGCTACAAAGTTCACAAATAAATTGACCATCACAGATGCAATCATGTTAGCCATGAATGTAGTTTGCTTATATGAACAAACTGTTGCATCTGCCTCTATATCAGAGAATAAGAACTCCTTCTCATATCTATTGATATTGAACTCATCATCTCCTTTGATACAGAGTACTTGGAACTCTTCTGCTGCCAATCTTCCATCTATATACAGGCAATTAGCTCTTTCTGCTTCTGACTTACCTCTTACATGGTCTAACCACTTGTTGAAGAAAGTCTTTCTTGCAGCCATATTATCAAAGCCACAAATCATAATGTCAGAAGCATCATTTGACTCATCAAATCTTTCAGGAACTGCAAACACACTATTGTAGTCACAGTACTTGCTAATCATACCTGAGAGAGCACTTACCTTAGGATTCCCTACATCTTCTCTACTATATAACTGACCTGACATATTGACAGTTTCAACTATATCTGGGTCATAAATAAAGAGTGCAGCAGGTTTCATTCTTGCCAATAAGAAGCCTACATAACTGCCAATGCCACCAACACCTGCAAGTATGACAGTCTTCCTCTGAATTGCTTCATACCAAATGGCAGAACTGAATCTTGAAGTAGACTCATCTATGAGCAGTGAGCCAGAGTTTGTGGGAATTTCATTGTGTGCTTCTTCAACTACCTGTGCTAATAATTCTTCCTCTTCTTCTGAAAGAGGGGAAGAACCATCACTGTCAGGAAGAGATTCAATAGGCTCTTCTTCTGTGCCCTCATGATTTCTGATTTCCTCAATTATCATACTGTACTGATGTTCATTAATGTAAAGGATAAACCCATCATTAAAGTACAGCTTGTATGTGTGAGGGGCTTCATCATAAGGCTCAATGGTAGGAATAATGCCTTCTCTTATACCAAGAAGTATTGCATTGAGCTGTACAACATCTACATAAGATATATCAGACTCAATTGCACTCTGAGCCACCTCTTCTGGGTCTAAGCTATTTCTTTCTTCTATTTCATTCATCTTAAATATCCTTCTAAAATGTCAATGTATTCTTTGATATACACATTCTCAGGCAACTTGGTAAGCTCTTCAATAATGTCATGAGCACATAGTGCAGCAAGTTCATCATCATCCAATCCCATATCTTCAAGAGCCTCATCTTCAGTGAACCAACATAGGAACTCAATATATCCTTCAGCCCATGCCTTGAACAATTTCATTCCTTCCTCACCTTTACCAAATCTTCTCTCATAAAGAGGAACCATACCCTGTGCCCACTTCTTAACATCAATCTTGCTTGCATTAGGAATAATAATACTTCCTGTAATCAATTGAAGAACAAGTGATTTGATAGTTTCCTTATTGAACTCTATATAACCATAAGGTATTTCACCAGAAATCTTATTGTCAATATAGTCTGTATCAAAAGGAAGCTCATTCTCACTCTTCTTGACAATCTTATTAGCAGGACCTACTTGACTTGTGTAAGATTGTGTCACTTTCTTACCAACTTCAGGGAACAAAGTGCCTTGCTGAGGTTTACCACCTTTCCAATTACCATACCCACCAGTATATGCAGGTTGTTTAGGTGGAAGTTGTCTGGCTTTCTCTGCTTTGGCTCTCTTGATTTCCTCAAGTCTTGCTTTGAGTTCTTCACGAAAGGAATCTTCATTTCTCTCAAATTCAATCTTCAAATAGAACCACTCAAGTTCCTCACTCTCTACTGTATAAGTCTTGGTATCTGTTACTTCTTCATCCTCAAAAGTAGGATAGGAGAAGTTTTCTGTGATAGTTTTTGTAGCCTTTACTTTTCTTGTAATGGCTGCTGTATATGTACCTTCATTATTGACAATTAAAGATACAAAGTGATTTCTATCCATACCTTCTTCCTTCAAAGTAGCAGTATCTGTGCCACTGAAGAAAGTACTCATATTATTGTGGGAGTGAATAAGCCCCATCTGACAATCAAGCAACTCAGGATTATCAGTCATATAGCTGATTACATCAGGAGACATGTCAAACTCTGTATAAGCAGCAGTTCCAATGTCCATGACATAAATATCCACACATCTGATAGCCAAAGTGCCATCTTCAAATCTCCCTTCTGGTTTATAGAAGAGAGTGCCAGACCATTCATCTTTCCAGATTTGCTGGCATATATATCTTATTTTCTTCTCAACCTCTTCAGGTATAATTAGCTTAAAAGTATCTGACTTCTTCACTAATTCTATTACCTTCTTGGTCTCTTTGTTCTGCTTTTCCATACCTATAATTAATTACACGGAGAATTTTTGATAATATGTACAATGCTATATTAGTGTTGAGTATGATGGACTTGTTATCCTCCTTCACTTCATTGAGGTCTACAATATTGATAAGCACATCTGTGCCTTTGAAAGTACACATCTTCTTACCATTGTAAGCTGCATATGAATTTACATTGCGACGGGGATTTTCATAATAAATTTTATTATTTGCTATGATACCCTCCTTCAATACACTGTTCCTCTTGAGAGTGTCAAAGGTATATCTCAATTCTTTGTTATTGAACTTCTTATTGTACCAATCAATGAACTCATTACTGATTACAAGCATATACTCAGTAAAAGACATACCAATGGAATAACTCCCATTAGCATAGTTGAACTTCAGTTTACCCTGCTTGATAAAGTAGGAAACAAAGTCTTTAATCATCCCTTCTATGCCATCTCCATAATAGTCAAGATGATTAACTACTTTGAATACACCTTCTCCAGCACTCATATTTGAAGTACCAAGATTCTCTAACCTATGATAAGGAGTTCCTGCAATGGATTCTACCTCAACATACTTGCTCAATTCAAGACAGAATAACCTCCATATATCAGAATCAAATTCCCTACTGAGATTGGACATAGTATCATTAATAGGACCAGTTCCTGTACATGGGTTCTGAAACTGAGTGAAGTCACTTGTAGGAATACTACTTACATGAGAGTGCATATACCCATTACTAATATGAAGACAGGTATATTCAGCTCTGTTAAGAGCAAAATAGCCATTCATTGAGCCATTGTGAAGTACCTTAACCTTTGCATACAAATGATTAATATCCACAAATCTATTATACTCATTAGTAATTCTCACATGAGGAAAATGCACAAGTATGAACCCTGAACCAAATTTTTTCTGTCCTATACTATCCACCACCCACCCACTACAAAGTCGGCTAAGAACTAAATCAAGTACCTCGCCTCTAAGGTCAGTTAAGGACTGCCTTCCATAAGTGTTGTAATCCTCCCTACTCATACCAAGCAACTCTCGTGGGGCATACTCAGAGATAGGAGTTACATCAAGCCATGACTTGAGTTTATCAACACTCATAAATCCCTGCATATCTACTTTATCCTCCCCAAAGAAGTCATTGAATATAGCCAACACTTGATTAGGTTTATCCATAAGTAGGGAATGCAGTTCCTCTATTTTATTTTCTATTAATTCATTCATACAGAATAAAAAAAAATAGGTGGGGGACATTTCTATCCACCCACCTATTAGTTAAACACTACTTTGCTTATCTTGCAAAGTCAAACATTCTGTCAATCTCATCATCAGAGTAAGGAGATGCAGAAGAAGGCTTGTAATCCTCAGAGGCAGCCACTTCAACTTTACCACCAAGAATGTCTTCAATCTCCTCTGCTGCTTCATCATCCTCAAGAGTACCATTGTCTGTGAGGATAGTAAGCAGTCTGGAGAGTGCAGCTCTTGCCTTAGTATCTACACACTCAGCAGTGCCAGCCTGTTCTTTAGCTTCCTCCTTTTTGGTTTCAGCTACTTCCTCTTCCTTTGCAGGAGTCTCTTTTACAGGCTCTTTTGCAGGTGCAGACTTCTCATTTACAAGTGCAATAAGGTCAGCAGTCTTACACATAGTGAAGTTCTTGCCAAATCTCTTTACACACTCTTCCTGCAAGCCATTTGCTTTGATTGCAGCATAAGCATCTGCTCTGCTCATATCTGCACCACTTCTGATTTTCTTGTTAGTATTGGTCAGCATGAATACCAACTCATTGGTAGTCTGACCTTTGTAAGGCACATCATGAGGAAGAACCGAAGCATCATCCTTCAATTCTACTTTGGAAGTACCTTCATAGAAGGTCATACCATTATAGTCAATACCATTCTGTCTCAAGTCAGCTTTCAATTCAGCCAAAGTAGTAGCTGCTGACATGATTACACTCTTCTTCTGATTTCTCGTAGAAACAACTGTAATTTTTCTTGCTTCCATTGCATTGTTTTTTTTTATGTTAGACACTTTTGTTAATGAACAGACCTATCATGATTTCTTTGAACTTTTCTTTGTCTTGAAGAGAATGATACAGGTCTGAAATATCCTTCCCTCCTTCAAATTTAGGTAATACTATATTAGTGAACCCAGTTGATGCTGACAGTTTCTCTCCATCTATGAGACCAGCTTCATCATTATCAAATAAGATAAATACTTGCTTGTATCTTCTTTTGAGTTCACTAATAGCAGTATCACTCATTTTGTATCCCTCACCTTGAATAGCCAAAGCAGGAATACCAGTATTAGCCCATAGACAAAGTGCATCCTTGAGAGATGAGCAGATACATATTCTCTCCCCATACTCAGGTACTTTTGTCCATAGGCTTATTACTGATGTGTCATGTTTGTTACTCCACTTGTAACCATCCTTATTGAATGGTTGGTAAATCTTGAGAGTAACCTTACCCTCTTTATGCTCCACATAAGCATAGGCATATCTATCAGCACCAAACACATATTTATGACCATCTTTTATGACAATCTTATGTGATATGGGGTAAACTTCTGCATATTTAAGCCATTTTAAGGTTATCCCATAGGATTCCCAATACTCAATGTCATATTTCCTCCACTCCCTAACCTTGCATTGAAGGTCAGTAGTCTTGCTATAACTGTTTGTAGTCATCACATTACAGGGAGTATATGATTTAATATGAGAACCTACCTTAAACTTGGACATATCCTCATTAACTCTCTCAAGAACCTCTTTATAACTGCAATTCCACATCTGACCAAGCAGGTCAAATAGACCTCCTCTGTCTCTTGTAGATAAATCAGTATAGAATATTCTCCTGCCATCAATAGAATATAAACCAAATGATGGTCTTCTGTCCTCCCTCAGAGGAGAGTGAATTATACAAGGAACCTCTGTAACACCCAAGTAGTATGACAGAATATCTGCTTCTGTCACTCTACTTAGGATGTCTTCAAGGCTCACAGAACTCTTACCAGAACTGAATGCCATATCTTATGCCTCACAAACTTTATTATTTACCAAACCAAGGAGAGGGAGCACCTGTACTTGGTGCATCAAATGGCATATCACCATCATCTGCACTACCACTGAAATCAGTGGACTCAACTGCATACTCCTTCAAATCACACACACTGAACTCTGTAGTAGGATAAGCACCAGCAGCTTTTCTCTCCTGCAATTCCTCATCCAGCTTGCTGTAATCAGTGATATTGTTCTTCAAGAACTTCTGAGTATAAACAGCCTGATACTGCTTATTATCATCAGTAGTTCTTACACCGAACATACACTTAACCTTATTCTTAGGCTGAAGTGCAATCACATTTCTCAGCTCGGAGAAATCTCCCTTGAAGTAGTCCTGAATCTTGTCAAGTCTTGCTTCTGCCTCAGACTTGTCTTTCAGTTCAACTACTTCACCATTCTTCTTTCTGTAAGATTTGTTAGGGATATTCAGATAAGCCTTGATAAAGCCAGTGAGTTCCTCTTCACCAATAAATGCAGGTCTGAAGTCAGCAGGCTCAAACCAACTGAGACTCTCAGGTACTCTACCTGCCTTAGCATCCTCAATAGGAAGCCAAGTAGTCTCACCATACTTATTGATTACCTGTACTTTGCTACCATCTCTGTTGTATCTTACCTCCTTAGCAAGGAAGAAAGATACCTTAGTCTTCATGTCAATGCCATTAGACTTCTCAGGGTCAGTCTGCACAATGAAATCAAGTCTCACCTGAGGTACTTTATACTTAGCACCTTCCTGACCAATCTCAGTCTCACCCATATACTCAGGGGCATTCTCAAGCTCTGTGTCATACAGTTTCTCAAGCTCTGCCTTAGAAGGATTTACTGCCAGTACAAATACAGGAGCAACTCCAATGTATCTCTTTACTACATTACCTTCTGTGGATTCCTTACCAGTGGCAAATGCCATGAACAGTTTATTAGTTCTATTCTTATTCATATCTAAAATTGATTTTGATTGTTGTTTTTTTTTCTTACTCTTCAGTAGTCTCACCAGACACCTCATTGAAAGGATTGGTAGGGTCAATAGGTGCTTCCTCACCTGCCTTTACCTCAACCTCAGGAGCTGTCTCAGTGTCATCCACCTGCTCAGCAGTAGCACCTTCAATATCCTCTGCTGCAATAGGAATTACAGTCTCAGGATATTTCAGTACATACTTAGTAACCTTTATAGGTTTACCATTCTTATCTACTGCACCAGTAGTCTCAATGACCTTTTCAACAAGGTCTTCAGTACCATAACCACCAGTCATGGTCTTGATAGAAGCCTCATACTGCTCCTGCATAGTATCAAGCTGGTCATACTCAGCCTGAAGAGCATCAATTTGCTCTTTCAGCTTTGCTTTCTTAGATACCATAGGATTTACACTCTGTGCAGTTCTCTTAATAGTTGCAATCTCAAATTTACTAAACTTTTTCATGTCTTCTTTTATTAAAATATTGTTATTACTTTTCCTTTTGCATCTGTTAGAGTACAAATGCTGAACTTCTTTTGAAAGTATTCTAAAGCAATTGAGAAAGGTTCCATTATCTTGCCTGACCTCAATAGAATCATGACAAATTGTTGTGACATCAACACATCTTTACCTTTCTCAATGCAATAATCTACTGTAACTCTGAACATATCTTCAGTTCCCAGATACCCTGAGTTAATCTTTCGGGTTAATGAAAGGATTTCATTCCTATCCATTATAATACTCATTGACCTTAGCTACTACAAGTCCAAGGTCATTGGGAATGTATAACTCAGGGAACATTCCATAAGGAGATTTGGGAGAAGAAGTGAACTCATCCTCATTGGTAATGAACTCTTTCACAATCTTCTTCTGACCTGCATCAAATCTTGACCTACCTACGAGAGTAACATCAAATTTGCCTTCAGGAGTTACATACTCATCAACCATCTTGCCAGTGGTCTTCATCTTCAGATAGATTCTGCCATCCTGCTGAGGAACTTCCTCTCCATGAGCCAAGATAATGATATTCTTATCACTATCTCCATACTTCTCAATAGCAGAGAAGATTTTACCCATGAAGTATCCAATCTTCTTAGGAGTATCCCATCCACCTTTCAGAGCATTATCCATGTAGTAATCCTGCATGAGATAATTGAAGTCATCCACTACAATATTCTTGTATGGACTTTGAAGTAACTGTTCAAGAAGAGTTGCTATCTCCTCTGGATTATTGGAGATATACCTGTTTCCTGTAGCCACTTTACCCTTCTGTGCTACCTTGTACAATTCCCTACTCTTGGGAAAAGTCAAAGGCTTTGAGGTAACACTGATTACATAGGTCTCCTTAGGGTCTAAACCAACATGGTTTAACTCAGGTACTTGACCCATACTGAAAGTCTTACCAAAACCTGACTTTGCAAGCACTAAAATTCTACTCATCTGTTTTTATTTTATCTATTGTTAAACACATTTGCAAAGGTATGATATTAAATCCACCTATGCAACTTTCCAACTATCTTTTTAATTGCAAAACTAAAGAAAGACTTATTGGTCTTCCTTCCCTTGAGAGATTCAATATAGTTATATACCTGCTGCAATCCCTCCTTATCTTCTGGTCTGGGTAATTCATTGAATGTACTTACTGCACCATCAAAGAACAAAGGACATATCTGACCACCAGCACCATAATCTCTATCTTCAATCACTTCCATGAATCTTATATGGTTCCTGAACTTGGTTATGTCATATCCCTCATACTCCCTCAAACCATACTTGAAAGGACTATACAAGCCAATGACCATATTGGCATCTCTTGTGGTAGTTTTACAATCTGCAAGACCATCAGAAGAAGGTTTCAACTTATTCAACTTTTGATTCTCAATGCCTTCTTGTGCTTGAGCCTGATGTTGAATGAGAACAAAGATGTAGCTCAACTGATTTCTGAGTGTAATGCCATACTTACTCATCTTATCAATGGTCTCCATCTTCTTCATTCCACTCTCATTAGTCAAGTTGGAAGCATTGTCTATGATGATTATCCTATACTCCTCAGGGTCATCAGGTGTATAAGGATTGATAGGGTCAATTACCTCAACCTCTCTCAATTCATCAGTCAGTTTGTCCTTCCTCATCTCCTTTCTGAAGTTCAAGTGTCCATGTGTAAGAGCATAGTCCCTACAGTACTTATTGATTCCTGTAGGATTCCTTTGGTCATCCACATATATCACCATATTCTCAAATGCCTTGATATACCTTTGATACCTCTCAGTCTCAAGTAATTCAAGAATCTTCTCATCAACAGGATGGTCTTGGTCAGTACTCTTCAGCTCAGTAGGAGATATTTCTATCCCATCCAATCTGAACAGTAAATGGCAAAGGAACTCATTATACTTTTCCTCTGGACTCATCTCCAAAGTAAAATAAAGTACCTTTACTCTCATCTCAGAATGTTCCAATGCAAAGAACAAAGGTTCATAGATAAACAAATGGTCACAAAACTTGGACTTACCAATCTTCTGATTGGCTGTTACCACTATGAACTTCTTCTTCTCAATACCCGGAACCCATCTTCTAAATCTTACAAAGGGGAAAGGAATACAGTTGTACAAACCCTTCTCAACTCTTTCCTTTCTAACCCTAAGATTGTGCATGACTTCTTGAAATGTACTCATACTAACTCAAACTTGAAGTCCAGTCATTTCTTAAATTCTCTTCCTGACCAGCATTCTCAATGTAGCTGATTAATTCTGAGTCACCTTCAACCTCACCATTTGCACCAACCTTCTCTTTGAAGATAAAGTACTTCAGCAATCTCATATACTGATAATTACCATTGAATCCCTGCACATATTTCTCTGCTGCCTGAATTATCTGCTCATCAGTAAATTTATTACCATACTTCTTAAAGAACAGTTTGAGTCTCCTCACAATCAAGGCTACTCCATCTGCCCAATAATAGTTAGTACCATCTTTCTTGCCTTTAGGAAATATCTCTTTGAGTCTTGTAGCCAACTGAATCAATCTATCCTGTGGCTCCTGCTCTTTATCAGAATCCATAATGACAGAATCAAGCACCTCAGTGCCTTTGTTTGTAAGTCTCCAGCCTACTTGCTGGAACAAATCATTTCTTTCTGCTGTTATGAGACCTTTCTGAATTAAAGCCTTTTCTGCCCTTTCCAAGTCAGCCTTATTGTGTATTACCAACATCAACAAGGCTTCATCTATGGTTATGCCATTCTGTTGAGCAGCCTTCTTATTTAAGCATACTGTTGTCATAGCTCTAAATCTATTAAGTTATCAACTTCAGTTATGTACTCCTCATTGATTCCTTCAAGAACATTTTCCAGATATTCTGTATCTCTTGTATCCTTGTAATAGAATATGAACTGAATAGGGTCAGTAGCCCTTAGGCTACGCCCAAACTTCTGTACAAATGCTCTCTCCTGACCATCAAGTTGTACAATCACACCAGCCTCAATATCAGTGAGATTCTGTCCTTCCTGCAACATTCCAACAGCAAATAGATTATCTATCTTCTTGGTATTGAAGTCATCTATGATGTCTAAAGAGTTGTCTTTCTTTGAGTGGATTGCATTCTTACCACCAAGCAACTCAGCCTGTTCTATACTTGTGCAGAAACAGATAAACCTCTTATCTTGAATCTTGTGTAGTAACAGCCTTACTGCCTGAGTTTTAGACTCCCCAAGGAATCTCTTCCTCTTTGAACCAACCTGAAGCCATTTATTCTTGATGAACTCCTGTCTGGTTCTAAAGAATTGACTTCTCCAATACTCAAATTGGTCAGATAGATAATCATACTTCTGTTGTTGTGTACAGGAAATTTCCAGTGTCACATTAGGGAACTTGTTCTTATTCTTCAAGTACTCCCATCTTTCATGGAACTTGCACTTATAAGTGACCCTCTTCTCTTTCTTACCCCATTCCTCTATGATTGTACAATTAGGGTATGTACTATCAAGAGTCAATGGAATGAGATAAACTTTGGGAGCTGGTAATATTCCCCACTCAATAGCCTGTTTGAGAGTAACCTTTGAAGTAACAAATTCCCCAAAAACTCCAGTTACAGCCTGCATTACTTGGTCAGGAAGAGTAGCAGATAGCAGAATTATGTTTCTGGCATGAAGTTCAGTGAGCACATCCATCCTCAAATCAGAGCCAAGATGATGGGCTTCATCAAAGATAACCAAATCCCAATAACTGTTCCTATACTTCTTCAATGAAGCATAGCACTCCATTACCACATTGTCTGTCTTTAATCCCCATCTATCAAACTCTATCTTCCAATTGGACTTATGTGCAGTTTCTGCAACTACCAATAACACATTGAGGGGTTCTTCATACTCCTCAAATTCTTTATCTGCCAGATAATTAGCCATATCAATAGCCATTTTGCTCTTACCTAATCCTGTACACCATTGTAATGCAACTCTATTGCTTCGCTTAATTAGTGGTAGAGACTGTATCTGTAGTTCTTCTTTTGTCATATTGATTTACTATTCTTTTCAACTTGTTAATGTACTTAGGGTCTTCTGCATACCCTATATCTGATAAAAACTTGTAATAGTCATTCGGAGGTTTATATCTATCCTGTATGAAGTCAAGATAGGCAACCACACTCTCTGACCAGTGGTCAAATTTATAGTAGCTCTTGGTTCTGCTGTTATACAGACCAAATAAGTTATTACACTCTCTATACACCTTTGACCTAAAATGTCCTGTCTCAAGAATTGCTTGTGCATAGACTATTTCAGGGTGTTTTACCCCATAATAGTTCATTACAGCAATTAAGTCCTCCTCAGGATTTTCTGATAACAGAAACTCTGGCTGCACTAATTTGACATCCACCACCTCATATTGAGGTGGGTCATCTCCCTTGTAGTGGTCTGAGAGCACTATAGCCCCCAGACCTAATACTGCAAGAGAAATGAGTACATTGAATACTCTTTGTTTCATATCTTCTTGTTTAATATTTCTTTTATTGCCAACAGGCTTTTAGTTACCCAGTTATTCCCATTTAATGAGAACACATGAGTCTCACCATCACATTCTCTGGGGTCCCATACTGCATGTACAATGTAGAAAACAAGGAAAGCTACAAATGCTATAATGTTTACAATAGGGATAAGACACACAAGTATTATGAGCAGTAATGCCCATATAGGTAACTTGAGGTCATACTCCTCTTGTAATTTAGCATAGTAGCCACCATCATATACTTTGACATGAGTATCTTTGAGTACACAGACAGTAGTGAGAATAAATATGATAGCTATAATAATCCACCACATACTATTTACCTGCTATATCTTTGAATAATGTAGGCACTGTGCCATATACAGGCAATTTACCATCCCACTTGTCAAGCATCATTTGCTGTACAATCAAAGGAGATAAGGATGCAGCAATCTTTCTATTATACTCTGCTTCTGCATCACCCTTGATTTTCAAAGCCTGTGCTTCACCATCTGCTGCTGCAATCTTCTTCTCAGCTTCTGCCTTAATCTTCAATACCTCATTCTGTGCTTTCTGAGCTTCTTGAACTGCTGCATTCTTTGCATCAATAGCATTTACAAGAGTCTGAGGATATTGCAGACCTGAAGTCATTTGCTCCAATTGAAAATTCTCAGCAAGCAACTCCTTAGACAGTCTTTCCTCAATGGCTTTCTCAAACTCTTCTCTCTTGCTTACCAGTTCATCAGTAGTGTAATTATTCAACTGGATTCTGAAAGCATTCCTTACATAGTTGTACAGAGTTGTATTGATAACCTCAGTAATATCCTCCTTCCTATACTTCTTGAATACCTCAGCAGATTTGCCATCCACAATCTTCAAGGAGATAGTAGGGTCTACTGTAAATGAGCTACCATCTTTGGCATTGATACTGAAGGGAGCATAGTCCACAGTTTGTACAAATGTAGGATACTCATACACAGCAGTAGTAATAGGATTATACCATACTGCACCAGTGACAAGAGTAATGTCATCCACTCCCTTGTCATCACCATAAAGGTTCACTTTGATACCCTCATAACCAGCATCCACCCTCTCATAACCACAAGAGGTGAACATCATACTTGTCATCACCATAAAGGCGAACAAAAGACCTGTAATAAACTTACTTTTCATGTTTTCTTTCTTTTAATTTAATTATTATTAGACATTTGGTTTTTACAATTCATCAAACTCCTTTTGAACTTCTTTGATTCTTCTATCAATCTTGGCTATAGCAAGAAGCTTTATCTCATCAAAATTAATAAAAGATTCATCTATACTCATAGAACTTAGTACTTTACCATACTCTCCTATAGTACAAACCTCTGGGTGTAGAAATTTCTCCCCCTTCTCCCATCTTTGTTTCTGGTCTCTAAGATGGGACAATGTCTTGAGCAATTCTTCACCTCGTTTTACTTTTTCTTCAGTCATTTCTTGTTGAGTTTAATAGTTGTTAGACATTTTGTTTTGATTGAGATAACTATTATAGCCACCACAACAAAGAACCCAATCACATTCTCTATTGTGCTTGGTTTTGATACCATTTCAAATCCTACACTAAGTAAGGCAAGAAACAGTATAAACCATAATGCTACTTTTGCAACTGTACTTGTTTTCATACCACCTTTTCCTTTGGGAACTTTTCTTTCTTGTAATTTTCAATATCAGAAACTCTTACTATGTAGGGATAGTAGTTATAGTCTGTATAATATCTGGATGTATCATTGTTAGCTATGCTATAATGACCTCCTAATCCACAGACTGTGACTTTTGTAAAGTCCTTGAGATAGAGCAATTCAGACTTCTTGCAAGCCCTATATAGGAACTTCATAGGATTTGTCTCACCCCTACTTTTGTCCCACTTCTCTTTACCTACTACATATACAGGCAAGAACATATATTGCCCATTTATGCACACCCAGAGTTTACCAACAGCTACAGGACCTGCTAATTCACTCTTGAGGTTAAGCAACTTTTTGTCAAAATGACTTAAATTATACTCAATGAACTTCTTAGGTGTTTTCTGATTCTTCCTGTAATCATTTCTGTAATTCAGGATACCATTGGATACATAAAAGCCTTCCCCCCTGCCAAACCTCATCTTGTTTCTCTAAGTAGAATAGGAACAGTAATACTACCAATACTTTCATTCCTCATCTGGTCTGTTACACAATATATACTCAAAATGAGAAGCAATCCTTTTGTTTGCCTCCCAATATCTGTTAGTTCCTCTCTTTCCTCCTTCCTCAGTCAAATCACCCTCATCCCAGTGATTAGCAACACATAACATGTCAAATACTTTCATATCCTCTATTCTCTCAGTCAAATCTTTGAGTATAGCCTCAATAGTTTCACCTGTTTGAACAAAGTCATCAACAACTATTATGTGTGTGTCACCTGATACAGTATATGATGATATACCTTCAAGATTATCACCATGAGTAGATTCTGCTTTCCTTGACACAGATATTAATACATCCCTGTCTTTTCCTTTCAGTATATATGCTATACCACCTGCAAGTATGGAGCCTGAGTGCCCTCTTACTACCAAGATAAGTTTACCTGTTGGGAATACTTCATTAATGGAAGATGCAGCTTCTCTTATATAATCAAAGTTATCTGAAGAGAAATACTGTCCTACAGGATACCACATCCTACAAGCATTCTTGAAATATACAAATTCTGCCATATCTCCATCATTTATCTTGGCATTAAGACTATGTTATACTTTTTTTAGTCATAATAACCTTATTATTTAATCAGTTTACACTAAAAAAAAAGAAAGGGGCAGGCTTATTCAGCATACTCCTTTCTTCTTACACTGAGATAATTAATCTCCTAACACTTCATAAGTGAAAGATTTACCTCCTACATGCTCACAGGTTCTCTGCAAATGTGCTTCGAGCCTTTGGGTTTCACTCATGATTGCCCATACCTTAGGCTTAGCCCAGAAGGGACATTCATTTGAGGTCATATATTCATATGCCTCTACACTCATGTTGATGTGCTGACTGGCTGGCTTTGCAATGAGAGGATAATGTTTGAAAGTACCCTTTCTCACTACTTTCAGACCATCTTTGCCTCTCCACTTCTTGTTAGGCTCAAGGTCTCTCTTGGTTACTGAGTATTTAATAGTCTCAGGCTCACCCTTGCGTACAAGAGTACTCCCCTCCAATTCAATGGTCAGGGAGATTTTAGTTGTATTATTCATCCTTTGTCTGTGATGGTTTATTCCTTCTTACCCATTTTGTTGCTCATGGCAATCATAAGTGCAAGCATTGCATCTTCTGCTGTTGCTTCACCTTTGTCTGCCTTAGCCTTTAGCTCCTCTACTATCTTCATCTGTACAGTGTGCTTCAAGGCTTCAATAGTGCCAATCAGCTCCTTTGCATCAAGGAAGATAGCACTTGTTACAATCACCTCAATAGGTGCTTGAACAGTCTTGCCTTTGTATCCTTCAATAAGCCCTTTGACTAATTCAGGATTCTTCAGGCTTCCAGTTTCCTCACCACCTTTAATGGCTTCCTCAGCATTCTTAAAGTGCTGTTCTTTCAATGCTCTGTCAAGAGCAGTCTTTTCTTGATTTTCCATCTTTTTTTTTTTAGAAAGTTAATAATCAAATATATGTTTGGTAACATACTCAAAATGAAAAAGGGCTACAATATTTCTACTGTAGCCCTAAAGAGGTGGAACACACTGTAATGGTATGTTGTTTTTGTATGTATTGAAACCACAGAATCAGTCTGCTACATCTGTGGAGGTTAAATTCAAGTATAATATATAGTCATATTGAAGTAACCACTACATACACCAACCTCTATTTTGCGGGGATGATTGGACTCGAACCAATAAACTTTAGTACCCAAAACTAATGCTATAACCGAAGTAACTCTTACAAACACTACTGCTTTACCAGAGAAAAGGCATAAGAGTATGAATTTATTTAGCTACATCCCCATATTGTGAAATGCAGTAAGAAAAGCTATTAAACTGTTGGACATTTGTGAGTGCCTCATTCACGATTGTTATCAATTCAAATTGATGTAAGTCTAATATACACTATACTGCATTTAGGGAGGAGTATAGGACTCGAACCTATGACCACTGGTTTAAAAGACCGAAGTAACTCTATCTGCCACCAATATTACTATGGAACATTTGACAGAGTTATATTAAGTGCTCTACCAACTGAGCTAACTCCTCCATATTGAAAAGAGTACTGTGAGAACAGATGCCAGACTTGGGTTTCCCCAATCTCATACAGGACTCAAACCTGTGACATCAAAATTAGAAGTTTTGCACTATACCACTTAGTTAATGAAGTAAGTCTGACAAAACACTACACAGTACTCTTTGTTTTATTCTTCAAAGGTATTCTGAATACCTTCTATTGCTGCAATGAATGTGATGAAATGCTCCGAGAAGCCACTTATCTCAGCAGTCCATGCACCTCTGTAGTTTACACCTTTTGTGTGTGCTGACACATCACAAATATAGTTGTAAGTACCAAAAGGTTTAGGAACTCTCCTTGCAGGCAAGTCACAGTCTTGAGAGTCTGAGAATACAATGATTCTATCAAACTTCTGACCCTTGAACTTGTCATTACACCATTCAAGGCATTGTCTGGTGAATATACCTCCACCTCCAATTCTCCTATTAGTGCTATGGATTTGTTCAAAGATTCCAAAACCTTTCTGAGGATAAGGAATATGCTCATGTGCTCCTGTATAAGAGTAGTCATTACCAGCAGTACAAACTATTTCATAGTCCTCACACTGATTGGCTGCTAACATAGCCATAGCACATGCTGCATCATATCTGCTGAAATCAGATTTTGCAGACATTGGAGCTTGCATAGAACCTGACACATCCACAATGAAAAGAGTCTTACCTTTCAACTTAGGCAAATTAGCATAGCTACTTATCATAGCATCCTCTATCTGTCTGCTGAACTCAGGGTTCATTTTATTTGCTTTCAAGAAGTCCAAAGGCATGAGCATTGAAGATTTCAACTTCTCAAGACCTTCTTCAATCACCTTCTTGTCCACACTTGCTCTTCTCATGTTGGCTATATTTCTCAACATAGCCAGACCACCAATCTTACCTTCAGTGATAAGTTTAGTCCAAGACTCTTTCTTATCCTTTCCAGTAGATAACAGTACTTCCCATGTCTCAGGAGTTGCAAGGGTTCTATCTGCTACCTTCTTGAACAAAGTCTGCTCATACTGATTCTCAGGCTTAGGTCTGCATAAGAACATGACATCTCTCAGCTTAATAGCTGCATCTCTATCATATTTAGCAAACTTGTATTCATTGAAATTATGGAATGCCTTTGCCAAACCTTTCTTTGCTTGATTAGCAATAGGTTTCTTACCATCCCTCCAATAAATAGCCAAGAAATCAGTAAGCATGTCTGCTCTTGTGATAATCTGAGGCAGCAATTCTTGCACAAACTTCTTATGCTCAGGATACTTGCACATTTCCACTGCAAGGAATAAAGGAGTATGTCTTAACTTCTGCATTGTCCTTGCTTCAAGAGCAATGTGATATACATCTTCAGCAGGACACAAAGGAATCAATCTCTGAATTTCTTCAGCAACCTTCATTCCATCCATGTATGCTACATCTTCCCAAAGAAGATTAGCTAATACTGCTCTCCTCAACAATGCAACATTACTCTGTTTAGCTGCTAATGCACCTGAACCACCAGCCAATCTTTCTTCCTCAAACTTTGAGGTTTTCTTCAATGACGGATTTACTTTACTCATTTCTTTGTCTTTTTAATTGTTTGACACTGCAAAGGTAAGTAAAAGTTCCCAATTACACAAGAAAATTGGGAACTTTTTTTTTCTCACCTATTAATTATAACTATTGTCTAAGTCTGGATGCTTGTGTATCAGCCATCTACAAACTGCACACACTACAAGATGTTGTACACCACTTGCTGCAATTACTCCTATTACTATATCCTGCCATTTAGGTAACACTTCCCATGATGTCAGGAAGAGTAAGCAAAGGAAGAATGTAATCCAAGTGGTACTGCAATAGATACAGAATCCAAGAGGATAAGCAATAAAAGATAAGAATCTATTACTGCCCAATGCCCAAGGTTTTAATACCTTCTTGTACAGAGGATTGAAAATCATGTCCTCTACTTTGAGACAATTTCTATAGAAAATGCCCAACAAGCCTCCAATGAGACCAATAATCATAAACTCAAAATACATAACTTTTTTTTTTGTCCAAAAGGACTGTTCAACTTAATATTTGTTTCTCATTTTCTTTACTTTAGGTTTGTTGCTTTGCCTTGCTCTCTTACTCTTTCTCACATAAGCATAAGCACTATCCTTCTCATAAGTTCGAGGATAACCACAAGGCTCACCAATGTACTCTCCTGTGACAGCATCTAATGTGCCATCAAGAATCATCTCTGAAATTTCTCCCATTGTTTTAAGAATTAATAAAGTTTAATGTGGAGCATAGGGGACTCGAACCCCTGTCTTACTAATCTCCTGTAAAAGAATTTCACATGCTTACCTATTTGATGTGTAGTTGGTTATCTACTATTTGAACAATACATACCAGCAGATGAGTATCTTGGATGAAATTCCTTACCACAATTCATACAGATTGCCACTTCATCTCTAAATTCTTTATTAGCTTTCATAACTTGATATTACTTAGTCTTCCCTCCCAGACTCGAACTGGGACTCAATTGCTTAGAAGGCAATTGCTTTATCCATTAAGCTAAGGGAAGTACAAAGTTACAAAAACTTATTGAGAATACCAAGAGCTTTAGTATTTTTATCTGTTGCTCTATCCAATTGAGCTATGGCAGCATGAAAAGCAAGCTGGTCTTCACAGATGAGCTTGCCATTGGCTTATTACCCGAACTAAAATTTATTTGAATAGTTCTTTGACTTCATCACCAAGAATCTTGACTGCCTTGATAGCATCCTCTTGGTTCTTGAAGTACACAACTCCTGCATACTGTACTGTATTGTGCTGATATACACCAACACCCTTGCAGCATTCAACTACAGGACCATTTCCATTGTTGTAATTACCAAGGAAATATCCTGTGTTGCAGGTAGTCTTCTTCCAATTCTTGTTATAGTGCTTGGCAATGATAGCCAGCTTTGCAAGTACTTGGAACTTCTTCTGCTCACACATAGGAGTATTGAAACACCCACAGGCTTGGTCTACTTTGGATTCAATCAAGCCATAGTTGAGTTCCAACTCATCCTTTGTATAAGCATTCAATGCCAATGTTCTCAGTGTGGCATTTCCACTGTTGTACCACTCCATTGCCTGTTCAAGAGTGATACTGATGTTTCTTGTTTCCATGTTGTTTCTCCGCTTGTCAATGTCAAAATCACTGCCTTGAGTTGCTACTACCTTTCTCTTATTCAGACTCTCAATCTGAATATCCTTCAGAGTAAAGCCTTCCTGTACTCTTGCAGAGCAAGGAGTAATCCTTGTCACCTGCATGTAAGGTACATATCTTGGGTCTTTGATAATATCTCCAACCCTGATATAGTCAAAAGGACACAGGAACATGTATTCCTTCAAGTGAGAAGTGTTTGACACTTTGTCTTCTACAAATACTACATAAATTGTTCGTACCATGATTATTTGTTTGTTAAGTGGGAGCAGTTTCCTACTCCCACATGGTTGTTAATCTTCTACTTTCCACAGTCTGTAAATGTAACCAGAGTAAAATCCCTTCTTCCAAGTGTTGGCATATTTCCACCATTTCCCAGTCCAACTAAGGTCTGCCCTCTTGATGAAAGGATAGATGATGGCAATACACAATATAAGAGGGAAGTAAAGAATGTACATTACTCCTTTTATCATTGCTTCTAAAGCAAGGAAAGGCAAGGTAATTATCATACCCACCAATTCAATGGTTGTTTTCATTTTATCTGTTTTCTGTATAATGACAATTTTCACACTCATGTCCATCAAACAATTCTCCACAATTAGGACATGTATATTGTGGTGCATATGTTACTTCTGGAACAAATACAGAAGACTCATCCATTTTAATGTCTCCTTCAAGTTCCAATATTTCCTTTTCTTCTTCCATGATTACTCTGCTTTTGCTTTTCGTAAATACATAACTTGAGTCCTGACTGGTCACTGGTTCTGACTCAGTAGGTTCTATTGGACACAACTACTCACCACTAATGTGATGAGTAGTGTGTAAATTGCTGTTCTTCTCATTTACTCTTCTTATCTTTTGATGCCAAATATACAAAGAAAGCAATGATTAGTATGATTGTTATAATATCTTCTGTACTTATCATCTCTTCCTCCTGTATTTATTGAACTCCTTTGTTGCTTTTACTCTGTTGACAAATTTGATGACAGTTAAACTGTTTTCACCAACTATAGTTACCTGCCATTCAAAGGCATGAGTACCTGATAGAACAATTGTTCTGCCGAGCATATCCACTATGGACATTCTTATGCAAGTGTTGCAATTCTCTCGGTGAAATGTATGTTTCTTGGACATTTGTTTGAAAGTTTGATTGATTGATTGTTGTTTGTTAATTGAAGCACATGATGGATTTGAACCATCATATTATTAAGTACTATACCTCTTTACTACATCATATTTTATTTTACTACACAATATTGGATACACAGTTCACAATCTTACTCATTACTTGTTTCTGGGTTCTAAGTTGAGTCTATTCCTTTCCACTCACTAAGCTATTGATGTATTCTGAGTGATGAAATCACCCTTTTAATCTCACACAGTCCTTGGAGGTGTATGTATCTTTACTTCCCAGCTAACTTTCATTAAGTCATGCTCCTCAGTAGTCTAAATAAGAAATAATGTATGACTAATCAGTGATTATAGGATTATTAGTTTGTTCTCTCACACATTTAGCCCTGTGTTTGGTGTCTTTTGCTACTATTATTCACAAATAAACTGGGCAATATTGTGCATTGGGGTGATATTTAATCAGGTTATCAATAGTTTGATTTTGTGTTGCACTCAGTAAATTTAGCTATACATTACAGATTGATGGTGATTTGTTGATGATTCAAATTGGCAAAGTAGTGAGGGGTTTTGCATTACTCCTTCACCTGACTACAGCACTGCATAAGTTCAATTTATAAGGTGAACCAGTTTCATTCAGTTCACAGACTTAATTAATTGAATCATAAAACATTGCACACAATCTATCAATGCTCAAGACTATTAATGCTCAAAGAAATAAAAAGAGGATAAAGTGCATTCCACACTCTATCCCCTAATTACTCTTGTGCAGTAATATAATCTACTGAACATTCTCATTCCACACTGAACTTTTGTAGCACAAACCTATTAATGCTCAGAGGTTTAATACTATTAATGCTCAGAGGTTTAATACTATTAATGCTCAGAGGTTTAATACTATTAATGCTCAGAGGAATGAAAAGGGTGCATAGCACCCTTCCCTTAGAAGGATGCCAGCACAGGTGCACCACCCTGACCTTCCTCATGCAGAAGCCAGAATGACTGACCATCAGAGCCAGTTACATTGCTCAACATAGGATGCTGAGGAATGCCCTTCACTGCCACAGCACCAGTCTTGGCACCATAGGTGAAGAAGAGCTTGTTGGTCTTGGGATTCTGCTTCACATCAATGCGTGAAACATTCATTGCTGCTTTGAACTGTTCAACAGTCAGGGTCTCATTGAAAATCAGATTTCTTTCCATAATGATAAAAATTTGAATGTTAATAAATATGTTTATGCCGGGGGTAAGGACCCCACTGGCTAAGTGATGGGGGAGGTGAGGTTGGAGTATCCACCACTCATAGAAGTATAATAGAAAAAGGTATAGGGGGTGTTTTATATATGGAAAACCACTTATAGAAATAAGTGGACTTCAAAAAAAAATCAGAAAAAAAAAATATTCTATTTAGGGTCTTGCACATGTCATTTATTTTACTTATCTTTGCACCGTAGATATAGAGATATGCCTATATGACTTCCATTACACTTATTAAGGCTAAGTTACATGGAACAGAAGTTGGGTTGTAGTCCTCACTTTATATAGAGGATAAGTTGTCCCCAATACTACAAAAACTGCTACTTTATAAGTTAGATTGTGTGAGCAAGCATATCTGAGAAAAGGCACAGGGAATCACACTTTAGGGGGTAAGGAACGGGTCTAATGAAATAAGTAGTTAAAGAGGGGTACAAGCAATTGTGGTCTTGAAGAGTTATGATAGCTCTAAGGGACTTATTATATCTTAAAGATAATAGAGATGGATATTAAAAAGACAATTAAAGAATCTTTGAAGTGGATATGGCAATTTCCACAGAACATGTTAGCTGTATGTCTTGAAGGTATATTGTGTAATGCAGCTACAAGAGGTGTTAAAGAAGATGGCAATCAGATAATATGGTGTGATGTATTGCCTTCTACTATGTCATTGGGTGATTATCTATTCATGCCTACTGATGCTACTAAGGAAAGTATAGAGCATGAATATGGTCATAGTAGACAATCTGATATACTTGGACCATTGTATCTGATAGTCATTGGAATACCTTCAGTAATACATAACATTGTACATGCTGTATGTAGTAAATTAGGTCTCAATTGGGATTATTACAAATTTTATACTGAGCATTGGTTAATGGGTAATAGTGATTAATAGCTTGTTTTGATAAACAGCACTCAAAATCAATCTTAATACTACTCTTCCTGACAATGCAGTAAACACTGATAATGAGAGAGTTATAAAATAGTTGATAAAATAATTCCTTAAAGATTTGCATATCTCAAAAATTTTACTTATCTTTGCAGTGCAATTAAGGATAAAAAGGATATGCAAAACAATAATGGGCAACTAATTGAAGGTACATAAAGATTGGTTTTGGTTGGTAATTTAGTGTTAGAAGGAATACCACTTGAACCATTGTGTTAAGTAGTATTCCTTTTTCTTTTTATATTGCTGTTTGGTGTAATGGTAGTCACATAAGATTTTGGCTCTTATAGTAGAGGTTCGAGTCCTCTAACAGCAACAATGAATGGGCATATAGTTCAAGGGAAAGAACATAAGATTTCTAATCTTATTATCTCAGTTCGAGTCTGAGTGTGCCTTCTATGAATAAGAGAAAAAGAATATTAGTTATTTGTAAGAATTGTGGGAAGGAGTTCCACCCCTTAGAAAATTCAAAGGGGTTGTTCTGTTCCACAGAATGTGCAAGAAATTACAGAAGTGAAGAATTATATAAAGAATTTTGCACTAATCCTGACAAGTTTACTGGAAGAATGAACATGAGATTTGTCAAGAAGCATATATTAGCAGAGCAAAATAACAAGTGTGCTATATGTGGAATGCCTAATGTGTGGAATGACAAGGAGTTGATATTCATTCTTGACCATATAGATGGGGATGCTTCCAATAATAAAAGAAATAATTTTAGACTTATATGTCCTAATTGTGATTCTCAATTAGATACTTACAAATCTAAGAATAAGAATGGGAGTAGATACTATTATAGATATGGTAAAAAGAATTAAGCCTTTAATGGGGGTTCGATTCCCTCAGGGGGTACATAAATGTTGGGTTAGAATAGGTGGTCAGTTCATCAGACTTTCAATCTGAAGAGAGGAGTTCAAGTCTCCTACCCAATACTAAATGGTGTCATCTGCTAAATGGTGAGGCAACCAGTCTCTCAAACTGGAAATCTGAGTTCAATTCTCAGTGACACTACATATTATAGGGTGTGTAGCATAGTGGTTAATGTGCCTGACTGTCAATCAGGAGATTGGGGTTCAATTCCCCCACATCCTGCCAATGGAGGGGTAACTCAGTGGGACTGGGAACTGTCTTGAAAACAGATTGAGCAGTAAAATGCTTGGGGGTCGGGACCTCATTCCTCCGCATGTTCTTTGAAAGGCTGATTAATGGAGAGTAAACCACTGAGGCAGTGGACTTACCTGCTAAGTAATGTGTGCTGTAAAAGGCATTTGTTTCGAGTACAATGCTCTCCGCAAATATAGAGTAGTAGGGTAATTGGTTAGCCCCCTGCATTTGGGATGCAGTGATATTGCAAGTTCGAGTCTTGTCTACTCTACTAATGGGGTTTGTGGTGTAATTGGCTAACACACTTCTTTTGCAAAGAAGAGTTTAGGGTTCAAGTCCCTCATTCTCCACTCATTGTTTTCATGTTTTCATAATGTTAGAGCTTTTGCTTTGGACACTCTTTTGGGCAGTTAGAGATTAAAGAAACTGCCTTCATTGCTCCTTAGTTCAGTGGTTCAGAATGTCTGTTTTACACACAGAAGGTCATTAGTTCGATTCTAATAGGAGCAACTAATAATGGGTTGTTAGCTCAATGGTAGAGCAGGGGACTGTTAATCCTCAGGCTGTAGGTTCGAGTCCTACACTTCCCGCAAGAACTTTTGCAAGAAGTTCAGTCAAGTAGCTTGCAATACTTGATGCCATCATTTCTGAAAAGTCTCTGAGTGCAATAAGGAGACATAATCACATGATTTGATGTTTCTTCCGCAGGTTGGAGAAGTAGTTATCTTGCCCCACTCATAATGGGGAGAACAGTGGTGCAAATCCACTACCTGCAACTAAATTAGGGTGTAGTTCAATTGGTAGAACACTGGTCTCCAAAACCAGCAGTTGTGGGTTCAAGTCCTGCCACCTTAGCTAAAATGGGCATGTCTTCTAATTGGTCAGGAAGCTTGACTGATATTCAAGTAATGAAGGTTCGAGTCCTTACTTGCCCACTTATATTCTGATGTATTTCAATGGTAGAAAGCTGCTCTCATAAGGCAGTAGTTGATAGTTCGAGTCTATCCATCAGAACTGTGTCTGTAGCTTAATGGTAGAGCTTTGGATTGTGGCTCCAAATTGTGTGGGTTCAAGTCCCATCAGACACCCCAATATACTGGTATAGCATAATGGTTAGTGCAGGAGTCTTATACACTCAAGATGAAGGTTCAAGTCCTTATACCAGTACTATCTTGGAGTACCTGAGTGGTCTAAGGGCACAGACTGCAAATCTGATGATTCGTGGGTTCAAATCCCACCTCCAAGTCTTATAAGCTCCTATAGCTGAATTGGTTAAAGCACCTGTCTCTTAAACAGGGGACTCAAGGTTCGAGTCCTTGTGGGAGCACATATTCCCTCAAAGCATTGTTGGTGGATGCTCTGGACTTTTAATCCTGAGAGTAAGGTTCGATTCCTTATGAGGGAACTTATTATGGGGGTGCTGCTCAGATGGTGGATGGGCACTGGTCTGTAAAACCAGCACATTAGAAACTCAGTAGGTCCGAATCCTACCACTCCCACTTCAATAGAAATTTTTGTCCTTGACTTATGGAAGGTGATGCAGGTAGAGATGCAAATAAGTCATTATGGAGACTTGGTGTAGGTGGTTATTGCACGGCAGTCTGAAAAACTGTAGGCTTGAGGTTCAATTCCCAGAGTCTCCACATAATGCTCCTGTGGTGGAATTGGAATACACACTGACCTCAAAAGTCAGGGCTTGAAATAGAGATTAAGAGTTCGACTCTCTTCAGGAGCACAATATGCCCTCTTGGTGGAATTTGGTAGACACACCAGTCTTAGAAACTGGGATGAAGTAATAGTAGTGTGTGAGTTCGAGTCTCACAGAGGGTACAAATAATTGAAAAATAATTAGCATTTTATTTGCATATTCCAAATAAAATACTTACCTTTGCATTATCAAATAAACAATAAAGCTTATGTATGGTGATGATATGTTATTGACACCACTTGAAACAATGAAACAAGAAGACCCTAATATGAATCCTTCCGAGTTCTTTATTAGCTTCTTGAATAGACTTGAAGGGTGGAAAACAAAGTGTAAAAACTTGCATTGGGCAGCACCTAAGAAGAATATACATGTATATCTTGATGAATTTCTGAGCATACTTTCAGACTATCAAGACAGTCTTGCAGAAGGATACATGGGAATACTTGGTAAGATGCAACCTAATGTTATAAAAGGTACTCCAAGTGATACTCTTAATGCTATAGACTTCATAAATGAAGTAAGAGGTGCTACTGTAGTATTCTATGATAAGATACCACAGGAGACTGTATATAAGGGTATTACTTCAGAGTGTGAGACATTCATTCAGAATATTAATAAGTATAAGTATCTATTTGAACTTTGTGATATTAGACCTTATTAATATATAATGGCTCAATGGTGGAACTGGCATACACAAGGGACTTAAAATCCCTCGCCCTTTAGGGATTGAGGGTTCAAATCCCTCTTGAGCTACAATGGCTTCTTCTTTCAATGGTTAGGAAACTGGCTTTGTAACCCAGTAATGTCAGTTCGATTCTGACAGAAGCCTCAACAAGTTAGTAAAAGCTGTATTCCATTCAGTGAGAGGCTAACACTCCTTAGTCCAATGGAAACCCCAAAGTGAGCTGACACTATAACAAGCTGTATATGGGTGGAATGTGAAGGAGGGTGCAAGATAAGTAGTGACTTGCAAAGTCAGAGTACCAATGACTCAAATCTCTGACAAATGTAGGTATGGTGTTAGTGGTTAGCATATGACATTGCCAATGTCAAGGGGCTGGTTCAAATCCAGTTATCTACTCAAATGCAGGTATAGTATAAAGGTCAGTATGTGACACTTCCAATGTCAATGTGACAGTTCGAGTCTGTCTATCTGCACTAAACATCGCGGGGAGAATTGGTATTCAATCCAGTCTCATAAGCTGGACTCCGTAGGTTCAATTCCTACCTCCGCAACTAATTTTAGTTAAGCTATGGAAGAAATTGAGAAGAGCAAAATGGTAAGAACTAAGAAGGTTTCTGAAACCAATGTGGTTCACCAAATTATGACTGCAATGGCAGCTAATACAATTAGGGAGATTGTAAAAACTGCTAATGAAGAAGGGATAAAAAGAGAAGACATTGTTTCCCTTCTGAAGGAAAATGGTCAATTTGTGTTAGTGTACTACAAGTAATAACATAACATTGTGAAATATGGAAGAGCAGAAGAAAATTGAAAGAGACCTGATGAGTCAAGAAGAGTTTGAGGATTATATCTCAAAAGGTATCATAGTTCTACACTTGATTACCTATGATGGAGTTCATAGATTTAAGTCAGTTAGAAGAGCTATGAGAAGAGGACATGTGACTGCTGAGGGTATTGTAATGCCAAGAAGACCTTTCAATAATAGAGCTAATACAAGCAAAAGGAAAGGGGTACACAGTAGAAGTACTAATGAGTTAAAGAAGAAGATTTATGGACAACTTAAACAATACCAGAGAAGAGCATCCTAAAGAATATTATGATGCAGTCCCAGTGGTCTATTGTAAGAATTGTCTCTCATTAAAAGTCATGGTTCTTAATGACAAGGTGGACTACTGTGATGAATGTGGATGTACTGATACAGACTCTACAGATATAGAGTCTTGGAGGGAGATGTATAAAAAGAAGTATGGTAAACCTTTTTAATAAATAATAAAATGGAAGAGAAGAAAGAAGCAAAAGTAGAAATGAAGCCTACTCCTGAGGCTGCAAGACCTGAAAAGATGTCTTATGAGCAACTTGAAAACATTGCTCATCAGTTGAGCAACCAAGCAAAGCAACTGTATGCAAAATTGCAGGAAGCCAACATGGTTAATATGTTCAAGAGACTTGATTACCTGTTCAAGGTAGTGGAGAATGCACATGCCTTTAATGAGGAATTTGTGGCTAAGTGTGTAGCTGAGATTGAAGACCTAATGACAGTTCCTGAGACTGAGGAGGAGACAGAAGATAAACCTGAAGAGTAATTATAATGAAGGAAGAGTGGAAAGATATAGAAGGATATAATGGATTATATCAAGTATCCAATCTTGGTAGAGTTAGGTGTATCAGAATATTAAAACCTGCACTTACTGAAGATGGCTACTTAAAAGTAGTTCTTCAGGATAAGAGAAATATTAAAACATCTACTATACACAGGTTAGTAGCTAAATCTTTCCTACCTGACTATTCTGATGATTTACAAGTGAATCATAAGAATGAAGTTAAAACTGACAACAGAATAGAAAATCTTGAAATGTTATCTTCAAAAGATAACAATAACTATGGTAGCAGAAATGAAAGAATATCTAAAGCTTTGGGAAAAAGAGTTATTCAACTTACTATATTCAATGAACCTATAGCTGAATACTATTCTACATCTCAAGCATCAAAACAAACTGGAATTTCTCATAGAAATATTGCTACCTGCTGTAGAGGAGAAAGAATTTCTGCTGGAGGATATAAATGGAAATATAAAGATGGTTAAGAAAGCAAATAACATCGTCAGGATTCCTACTTCATTAAATGGTAAGTTCTTTAGATATTGGTTTGAGTTCTTAGAGCCTTTTCATAAATTAACTGATAGAGAGATTGATGTAATCACAAGCTTCGTAAAGCAAAGATATGAACTCAGTAAAGTTATTAAGGATAATGACATTCTTGATAAGGTTACAATGAGTGAAGATACTAAAAGGAAGGTAAGGGAAGAGTGCAATATTACTCTTCCTCACTTCCAAGTGATTATGGGAAAACTGAGAAAGAATAAAGTCATAGTTGATGGTAAGATAAACCCAAGATTTATCCCAAACATTGATGAAGAGACTGGTACTTTCCAACTACTGTTACTTTTTGAATTGAAATGAATTATCCTGATATAATTGGTAAGGTCTCACAAGAGATGGATATACCACTTGAAGTGGTAGACACAGCCTACAAATCTTATTGGAAGTTCATAAAACAAACTATACAGTCCTTACCATTAAAGGATGATATTAGTGAAGAGGAATTTGCTAAACTAAGAACAAATTTCAATATTCCATCATTAGGCAAATTGACTTGTACATTTGACAGGATGATGGGTGTTAAGAAAAGATTCAAATATATTAGACAGATAAGGGAGAAGAAATGAAAAAGTTATTTATTAGTCAGCCCATGAAGGGTAAGACAAATGAAGAGATAGAAGCTGAAAGAGCAAAAGCTATTGAGGCAGCTAAGATAGCACTTGAAGATGATGTGGAAGTCATTGACAGTTTCTTTAAGAATGCCCCTGTAGATGCAAGACCTTTATGGTTCTTAGGCAAATCACTGGAGTTGCTATCTACAGCAGATGTTGCATACTTTGCAAAGGACTGGGAAAAGTTTAGAGGTTGTAAAATTGAGCATGAGGCTGCTCTTGAATATGGTATAAAAGTTATTGAATATGTTGAAGGTTAAAAAGATAAAACCTATGTTCACTGCACTTATCACTACAATGGATAAGTATGAGAAGGATGTAAGAACATCTGGAGGATTGCTTGATGTAACTAAGCAACAAGGTGGACTAAAGGAATATCAGACTGTACTTGCAATTGGTAGTTCAGTAAGAGATATTAAAGTTGGAGATTTGGTTTGTGTAAACCCTACAAGATTTGCTGTCAAGCAGCATCAGGCAGGCACACTCAAGGATGGTGTAGTTACTGACAATCCTGTAGTAAAGTATAACTTTGATGTGATTGAGATGGATGGTAAGCAATGTCTCCTACTTCAGGATAGAGATATTGACTTCATAATTGAGGAATATGAAGAGGTTCCAGACCCAACTCCTTCAACCTTGATTAAGCCAGAAGAGAAAAAGCTGATTGTATAATTATAGGAGAGCCTGTTGGGAAGATTAAACCTGACAGGCTCTTTTTCTTTTATTTTAGTTATGATAAGATTGTTCAAATATGAGGGTTATAAAATGGTAATTGAGCCTGAGGCTTTACTATTGAAGCCCTTCAAACAGATATGGCAAAGAGATAGGTCTCAGAATAAGGACAAGGCTATGATGGAATTAGGCTTTATCTATTTCTTCTGTGACCCAAGAAGTGATTATCAGTATCTTACTGATGAGGAACAGAGAAAGCAAGCTATTAAAGAAGGAGAAGGATTACCTGAGAAATGGGAACCTGACAAAGTAGTACTGGCTGCTATGGAATTTTATAATAGTTTCAAACCTACTTCTGCACTTCTTCTTGAAGACACAAGATATGCAGTTGATAAATTAAGGAAACTGTTGAGAGACATAGACCTTACACAAACAGATGACAAGGGTAAGCCTATATATACACTGAATACAATTACAGCTACTATCAAACAAGTTCCATCACTTGTGAAGGATTTGGATGATGCTGAAAAAGCTATAGCCAAGGAGTCTATGGTAGCTGGCAAGATGAGAGGTCAAGGTGAGAAGACAATAATGGAAGATGGACTAAACATTTAAGGTATGAAAGCAGAAGATATTATAGAAGGACTTAACAGGTCTATTGAAGATAAGAGGGATGCACTCAAGATAAAGACTACTGGTCATCTTGTACTTCAAAGGACTGTAAAGCCACATCAAACATTTAAGGCATACAAGGAATATGAGTCTGTAATATGGTTTGTAAAAGGTGGCAAGAAGTATAGAGTAATAACAGTAAAGGAGACTGCAAAAGTCCTTGATGGTCAGGAAGAGACTATGATAAGAAGGATGAATGTAGAGCTTAGTAGGCTGATATTCAATTGGATAGGCTGTAACTTCTATGAACAGGTTATAAAGGGAGAGTACAATGGATATACTGATGAATAAATACCAAACTCAAATAACTGATGAGTTACTCAGTGGATTACCACAAGAAGTACAAGACCAGTTATTAGACATAATCAATAATGTAGAGTTTGTTAAGAGATTGATTTCTCCTGCAAGACAGTATGCCAAAGACAGACCAAGAGACTCACAAGGTAGAATAATAGTAGATTTGGTTAATCCTCATATTCTTGAGGATATGGATTACTTTAGACCTACTGCACTTCACTATAAGAAGTATGGGTGTTTTACAAGCCTAAGACCTAATGCCAATCCTAATAGTGAGTATGGTAAATGGATTAGACAGGAGAGAGATAGATGTTGGAATGGATATGTAAGAGAGTCTGATGGTGAGTGGGTTACAGGACCTCTTTACTTCTATATGAATTACTGTCCTATTATACAATCAAAGATTAGGAAAGGTACTAAGCAGGCAGATAGAATTGTGGACTTCCCTGAAATGTGGGAAGGCATTTATTGGAGATTTCATTATATGGAACAAGCCAGAAGTGGTGGTCTATATAATGACTTCTTAGGTGGTAATCATGGTGCAGAGTTAGCTTCCAGAGGTAAATCAAAGTCCTATTCAATGGCTTCAATTCTTACTCATAACTTTGTATTAGGTGAGAATAGTACAGCCTGTGAAGAGATTGTATCTATTGCTACAGCCTATCAGAAAGAGTACTTGACAAAGGATGGTGTACTTAACAAATTTGTCTCAATGGCTAATTTCTGTGCTGAGCATACCCAGTTCCCAAGAAAAAGGCTTAAATCATCTCTTCAAGACATGGTTTGGAAAATGGGATATAAGGATTTGGAGCTTGATATTGAGAAGGGTACACAAAACTCAGTATTGGGAGTATCATCAAAAGATGATGAGTCCAAATTAAGAGGTAAGAGAGCTGCATTTATTGGTATTGAAGAGTTTGGTACATTTCCAAGATTGATTGATTTGTACAATGTAATGCTTCCTTCTGTACAGGATGGTGATTATGTGTTTGGTCTTATGTACCTACAAGGTACTGCTGGTGATAATGAATCAGACTTTGCTGGTGCTCAGGAGATTATGTATAACCCAAGGGGTTATAATATGTATGCTTTGCCTAATGTGTATGATAAAAACAACCAAGGTAAAAGATACTTTGTATTCTTCTTTCCGGGATATATCAATAGAAAAGGATGCTATAATAGAGATGGTGTATCTGATGTAGTACAGGCACTGATTGAGATATTGATGAATAGATATAGGGTTAAGTATAATTCTACTGACCCCAATACTGTAATCAAGACTATTGCTGAGGTTCCTATTACTCCTGCTGAAGCTATTGTAAAGACTGGTGTTAATATGTTCCCAGTAACTGACCTTACTGAAAGATTAGGTCAATTGGATTCTAACCCAAGAGAGTATGATGATGTATATGTAGGTGATTTAGCTATTAATGGTAGTAAGGAGGTGGAATTTAAGCCTACTTCAGACCAGCCTATAAGGGAATTTCCACATAAGGATAACAAGATAGAAGGTGCTATTGAGATATATAAGCTACCTGAGAAGGACAGGTCAGGTAGAGTATTTGATAATAGATACATATTAGGATGTGACCCTTATGATGATGATGAGTCAAATACTATGTCTCTTGGTTCTGTATATGTACTTGATTTATGGACTGACAAGGTAGTAGCTGAGTACACAGGTAGACCATTATTTGCAGATGACTTCTATGAGATTTGCAGAAAGATGTGTCTATTCTACAATGGCAGAATGAATTATGAAAATAACAAAAAGGGATTATTTGCATACTTCTCAAAAATGAATTGCCTGTATCTGCTTACTGATGTACTTGACTTCTTGAAAGACAAAGATATGGTCAAGGGTAGTTCCTATGGAAACAAGGCTAAGGGTACTAATGCTACAGCAGCCATAAATGCTTATGCAAAGAACCTATTAAGGTCTTGGCTATTAAGACCAGTTCCTGTAATACAAACAATTGATGGTGAAGACCAAGAAGTAATGATTCCCAATCTATATACTTTGAGGTCAAGAGCATTGATAAAAGAGCTTATACTGTACAATTCAGAAGGTAACTTTGATAGAATCTCATCTATGGGTATGCTTATGTTGCTTAGGGAAGATAAGATGATTCTCTATAAGGGTGAGGTAAGCAAGAGTAAGGAGGAGGATGCCTCTGCTTCATACTTAGGCAATGACCCTTTCTTTAAGACCAACTATGATGCAAGATTCAAACAGTAAATTTAGCAAAAATAGATGTGGATACTTAATAAATCACTTATATCCTTGCACAAGTGAAGATTTTTACTTACTTTTGCAGGAAATAAAATGAATCAATATGTCTGAATTAATAAATTTACCACCACAACAACTGCCTTTTAGTAAGAAGAACAAGGCTTGGAGAAAGAGGCACTTGGATTGGGCAGACAGCAAGACTTTCTTTAATTATAGTCTTGTGAGAAAATCTGTGATTCATAAGAAGATTAACTATGACTTGTTGAATGGCAAGCTTCATATGACAGACTTGGAGCTTGTTCTGAACCCTGAGAACATAAAAGCTGGTTTTGTACCTGATAGAATACAACACTATCCTATCATGAATAGTAAACTAAATGTTCTTAGAGGCGAAGAATCAAAGAGAGTATTTGACTATAGAGTAGTGGTTACTAACCCTAATGCCATCTCTGAGATTGAGAACAACAAGAAAGGAGAATTGCTTCAAAGACTCCAGCAGCTTATAGCTGATACATCACAGTCAGAAGAGGAGTTTAACCAAGAGCTTGAGAAACTAAATGATTATTATACCTATGAGTGGCAAGACATGAGAGAGATTAGGGCAAATGCCCTTCTTAATCATTATGTAAAAGAGTATAATATTCCTCTGCTGTTCAATAATGGCTTTATGGATGCTATGGCTGTGGGGGAGGAGATATATCAATGTGATATAGTAGGTGGAGAGCCTGTTATTGAGAGACTTAATCCATTGAAGGTGAGAATCTTCAAGTCTGGGTATTCTAATAGGATAGAAGATGCAGACATGATTATTATAGAGGACTATTGGAGTCCGGGAAGAGTAATAGATACTTACTATGATGTATTAAGTAAGAAAGACATGGAATATATAGAAAAACTGCCTGACCATGTTGGTCAAGCCTCTGTAGATTCTATGGATAACATTGATGAGAGATTTGGGTATGTGAATAATCACATGGTAGGAGAAGAGATAAGTACTGATGGATTCTATTTTGACCCATTCAATTTATTCTCAGACTCCATCTCAAATTCCCTTCTTCCTTATGACTTAGCTGGCAACCTTAGAGTACTTAGAGTATATTGGAAGTCAAGAAGAAGAATCAAGAAGGTTAAATCTTATGACCCAGAGACAGGAGAAGAAGTATATAACTTCTATCCTGAGACTTACATCATTGATAAAGATGCTGGAGAAGAGGAACAGATTTTCTATATAAATGAGGCTTGGGAAGGTACAAAGATTGGTACTGATATTTATGTGAATATGAGACCAAGAGTTGTACAATACAATAGGCTGTCAAACCCATCAAGATGTCACTTTGGTATTATAGGTTCTATATACAACCTCAATGACAGTAGACCATTCTCTCTTGTAGATATGATGAAGCAGTATAATTACTTGTATGATGCTATTCATGATAGACTGAATAAGATGATGGCTAAGAACTGGGGAAAGATACTGAAGCTTGATTTAGCAAAGATACCTAAAGGATGGGATGTTGAAAAGTGGATGTATTATGCAAAGGCTAATGGTCTTGCAGTTGAAGACAGCTTTAAGGAAGGTAATATAGGTGCTTCTACTGGTAAACTTGCTGGTGCTCTTAATAATGCCTCTTCTGGAGTAATTGATGCTGAGTTTGGAAATTCAATTCAGCAACAAATCAATCTCCTTGAATTTATCAAGATGGAGATGTCAGAAGTAGCAGGTATTACAAGACAGAGAGAAGGTCAGGTAAGTAATAGAGAGACAGTAGGTGGAGTTGAAAGAGCTACATTACAGTCTTCACATATTACAGAATGGTTGTTTGTACAGCATGATGATGTAAAGAGAAGAGTCTTAGAATGTTTCCTTGAGACTGCCAAAATAGCCCTTAAAGGAAGAAGTAAGAAGTTCCAGTATATACTATCTGATAATTCCATAAAGATTATGGATATAGATGGTGATGAATTTGCTGAAGCTGATTATGGATTGATAGTGGATAATAGTCAAGGTGTTCAAGAGTTATCTCAGAAACTTGATGTATTAGCACAAGCAGCACTTCAAAACCAGACTCTGTCATTCTCAACTATTATGAAGTTATACAGTTCAAGCTCTCTTGCAGAAAAACAGAGACTTGTAGAGAAAGATGAACAAGCTATACAAGAAAGAAATGCTCAAGCACAGCAACAGCAATTGGAGTCTCAACAGCAGATTGCACAAATAGAGGCTGAGCAGAGACAAGCTGAACTTCAACAGAAAGAACAGGCTAATATCAGAGATAATGAGACTAAACTCATGATAGCTCAAATACAAGCTAACAATAAAGATGATGATGGTATTGTAGAGCAAGAATTTTCTGAGGAAGCCAAGGCAAATCTAATGGAGAAAATGAGAGAGTTCAATGAAAGATTAAAACTTGATAGAGATAGGCTAAATCATGATAAGAAAAAGCATGAGGATGAAATATCTGTAAAAAGACAAGCATTAAGAAAGAAAACAGTAAATACTAAGTAATATGATTATAATTAAGAATATTGTTATATCCGAAGTAGCACCTGACCTTAAAGAGGTTGGGTGGCTACTACCACTACAAGATGGTACCTTTAAGCTTAGATTCTTTAGTTCTAATGGTTGGGTAGATGCTGCATCTGGAGTACAGGGACCTAAAGGAGATGCTGGTCCACAAGGACCTCAGGGAGAGAAAGGAGATACAGGAGCAACAGGACCTAAAGGGGATAAGGGAGACAAAGGTGAAGTTGGTCCTGCTGGTGCAGATGGTAAGTCAATAACTGCCATAGCATTAACCACTAATGCAGAGGGGGCTGTAACTGGAGGTACAGCTACTTTAAGTGATGAATCTGTAATACAAATAACAGTAACTCAAGGATAATATGAAATATATTAAAGATATTATTATCAGTAATACTGAGCCTCCTGTTAATAATGTAGCTTGGCTACAGCCTCAAGCTAAAGGCACCTATAAATTGTTTATATATGGTGATAATGGGTGGACATCTTTATCATCTGATGATACAGGTGGTCTTAGTTTTGAGTATATTCAAGATGTTCCTGATATAGTAACTAAATAGAAAAAGAGATGGGAAAGGTAAAGAAACTTATAGAATCAGAGTTAGTAGGAGGCTCACAAAGTACTGAAATTTACCCAGTAACTTCTACAAAAGCTGTATATGATAATAAAAATATTAGGCTGGATACTCTATTAAAGGCTGGTATATCTAATAATATATCAACTAGGTATAGCACAGATGGTACTGTCAAAACATATACACTATCTCAAGCAATCAGTAAAGTTCCTGTAGATGAGAGAGTAAGTGGGTATGTAGGTACTTATCTATCAAGTGACGGATGGAAGGTAATACAGTACTTAAAAGAGGATATTAGTGACTGGACTAACCAAGATAATTGGAATATATTAGCAAATAATAAAGATATGTCATCTGCAATTCTTCTTGCTAATGGTCTTAGTATTGTAGAAGGTAGTAGTGTTACTGAGGAAGAAATAAAATTCTATAAAAGAATTAGGTCAATAGAAATTAAGGGGGGTTCATATATTGAGATAGGATTTAGCTCTGTTACAAAGAATCACGAAGATTATGGCTCAAGGATTGTATTCAAGTGGAAATATAATGGCAATTGGACTACAATGTCTGAAATCAAATCAGATACACTATTTAATGGATATACTGAAAAGAAATTTCAATTTGCAGATGGGCAGGAAAGAACTATCTGCATGGAAATATATGCAGAGGATTTACCAGATGGAGTACTTATATCAGATGTAAACCCCAAAGTATTAATTGATAGAAAGAATTTTACTAATTATTCTAGTCTAGAGGAGGTAGAGGATAAAATAAAAAATTCTGCTCAATATCCTGAATGGTTTGATGGTAAGAATAACCCTAATGTAGGATTGCTAAATAATGAAGAGAAAACTCTTCTAATGTATATTCAACAGGTAGCCATAGATGGATATACTGGAGATGCTGATTTAGATATATATTCTTTTATTTATAAACATGATACTTTTGGAAATAGATTTGGTATAGCATGGACAAAAGATGGACAAAGAACTACTGGGAAGCAATTATCTAGTGTAGACTTTGATTCTCCTATACCTTATACAATTGATGGGCAAGATTGTAAAATCACTATTATAAAAAATAATAGCCTGCCTGAAAATAAGATATATGTATCAAGGAGCACAATCTCAGTAGTGAAATTGTCTAAGCTTTATCTACCATATATCCCATTGAATAATGGTGAAGAAGTAAAGACACAACTAAGTAAAAATACTTCAGATATAGAGGCCTTACAAAGTAATGTGTTGGATAATTCAAGCATTAATTTCTTGAAGAATCCCTATGATAAATATACTAGCAATGAAGAGCTGATAATATCTTCAATAAAGAATATTGGATTTGAAAATGTACCAGAGTCAATAAAAGATGATGATATATTCATCAGGTCATTTTCAGCAGCATCTGAGACTACTGGAGGTAAATATGGTCAGCAGATATACTTTGCTAATAGAAGAATATATGAAGAGGAGCAGAACTGGAATACAGGGGCTTCTATATTAGTATCTTCTAATAAACCTTGTAACTTTGATGTTCAGTCCTTTGATGTTACAGTTCAATCTGGAGAGATGAAGGGCATGAGAATTAGATTAGAAGTAGACTTTTCTGTATTCACAGATTATGCACCTTTTAATTATGGTGCAAGTACTGCAAATAAGATTTCTTTTAATCTAAATAAGACTTGGAGCCAAGGTACAATTCAGGAGAGATTAAATAAAAATGAAAAAGCAATTGAAGAGTTAAAAAGTGGGGATTCATCTGTAGAATATAAACCAAATAAGAACTTAGTTTTTATGGGGTCATCTAATGTTTGGGGAGATGGATTTTTGTTCTACTCATATCTAAAATCTCCTATAGACTTCCTATTTAAGAATAAAGCCTCATTTAACCCACCTTCAAAGGTAACTGTAAGTGGAGAAAGTGAAAAAATATCCAATAGTAAGAAATTCCTAGATGAGGAGGCTATCAAGATAAAGGGAGTTGGCTCATCAATATCATTTACTCATAAGGGTACTGAACTTCATATATGCCAAGTTATAGAAAGAACTTCTGAATATTCAGTAATTGGTTTATATGATGGTAATACAAAAGTAGCTGAGTTTACTAATCATAATAATACTATAGGAAGTGATTCAAAATCATTTACAGGAGATGGTGAAAGTACTAAATTTGAGTTAGATAGATGTTTCACTTATAATCACTCACTAACTGTAGATGGTGCTCCAAAGACAATTAAGTTAAATACTCAAGGATATGGTGCTTCATTCCCTGAAGGCACAGATGCTTTAGTGATAAGAAGTCTTAATTCTGCTGGCAAAGTAATCCACTCTATATGGTTTAAGGATGCTCCTTCTTCAGGAGCTAGCATACAAGTGTCATACAAATATGGGGAGACTATATGCTTTGTAAAATCAACAGTTGGTGAAGATGAGAATAATACTAATGAGAGTCCTTATGGAGATGGTACTGTGTCCTATGACCCAATAAATCCAGCAACTATTGGTTCGGGATTAGATTATAGACTTGTTAATAATAAGTCATTCTACCATTATCATTTTGATGATGATAATGAAAGAACTATAACTTTGAAGATAGAAAGAGGAAGCTCTAATCCTTATTTTGGATTTAATTTTGCATCATCTGAATATCATAATGTTATGAATGCTGGCATTGGAGGGTGGACTGCTGAAATGTTTAATAGTGAAGATTATCCTAATAGAACATGGTATGATATTGCTAATTACTTCACTCCTGAAATAGTAACTATAGGATTAACTGGTAATGATGATTGGAGAAACTATCCTAGAAAAGTAAAGCATACTATTACTGGAGTTACTCTTGAGGAGCTACAGAAAATGCCCTCTCTTGAGTTAGGAGGTATAACTTATAATAGTGATAGTGATACATACACAGTTGTTAAAAATGCTGGAGTCATTTCTAGTATTACTCTAAGGTCTTTAAGGTCTGAGGACATTAAAAATACTGATGTATCAGTAGGAGACTTTATTAGAATTGGAACATACACAGGTGATTTGAGGCAAGTTCAGACAAGAAGAGTCTCTGAGGTTGATATATCTCAAGGAGAGGTTAAATGGGATGAGCCTTTACATCTGGAGGAATTTATCTGTATTGATAGTATAGAGGATTTAGTGGGTCAGGATGTTTCTATAAGAAGTATATCTAATTATATGGACCAAATGAAAGCTCTTATAACTAATATCAAGAAGATTAATCCTAAGTGCAAAGTATATCTATTTAATGTGTACTATGTAGATATGTGGAACAGAAATGTTGCTGAATATACTTATATACAAAAATGGATTGCTTCTAACTTTGATGACTCTGTTAAGTATATTGATGCTTGGAAATATTCAAGAGATTATGTAGAAACAAGTTCTCATTCAAGAGTAATAAATACTACAGCAAATGGGTCAAGCTCATTAACATTTAATAGCCCTAGTAGTTTAGGTCATTGGGAGGGTATTGAAGTCTGGATAGGAGATAAGAATGTGTATGGCACAGATTGTTATGTTGAGACAGGATGGCTATATACAGTGAATCCAGAGAGTAGTGGTTCAGACCTTAATTGGCAAGGTAGTGATAATTACTTGAGACCTTATGATAAGAGAACTACTATGACATTAAGATGGAAGAAGAACATACCATCAGTAGATACTCCTGTAACAATTAAGCTAGCATATAATCAATGGTCAGATGATTATGCACACCCAAATGATGGTAATTATATACAAGCTTGTTTAGGAAAGGCTCTTATAGAGACAGTTAAATAAAGAAGAAAGAACAGTGTCTTTTCAGACACTGTTCTTAGCATAAATATTTTATTTATGCTATTGTATAATCCAATTATAATTTATAATTTTGTATTATTAAAGTAATGGGCTATGATAGAGAGATTATCTAAATATATAAAGATACTGGTATTGGTTATTGTTGGTATATTATCCATATCAACTTATATATTATATCAGAATAACAAATCATTAGAGTCTCAATTAGATATATCTAAGTCTAATGAAAAAGCATTTGTTATAGAGAATAGTGGATTGAAAGACCAAAATAGAGCATTTCAGTTTACAATAGAACAGCTTGAATACTTTAATGACTCATTGATTACAAAGATGAATGATGTCAGGAAGGAGTTAAAGATAAAGGATGATAATCTAAAGCAGATGCAATATCTATTATCAGAAGCTCAAAAGAAAGATACTATTGTATTTAGAGATACTCTGTTTAGAGAGCCTACACTGAAGATTGATACATTGTTGGGAGATAGATGGTATCAAATGAAACTGGGACTTAGATACCCAAGTACAATAATCACTGAGCCTAAGTTTGTCAGTGAGAAGTACATAATAGTGGATTATAGGAAAGAGACTGTAGACCCACCTAAGAAGTGCTTTATTGCAAGATGGTTTCAAAAGAAACATAAGGTAGTGGAAGTAGAAGTTGTTGAGAAGAACCCTTATATTGAGAACAAACAACAAAGATTCATTGAAATTGTAAAGTAAGGTATTATGATTGATGTAGGTATTCTAATTACTGGTGGGATAGGTTTAGTTACTACAGTAGTCAGTGGCTGGACTTCATGGTTCTTCGCAAGAAAGAAGTACAATACTGAGGTGGATTCTAATGAAATTGAAAATCTGAAGAAGTCACTTGAGTTTTATGAGAGTATTGTAAAGGACAACAACAAGAAACTTCAATTCTATATTGACTTGGCTGAAAATAACAGGATAGAAGTTTATAGATTGAAGGGTGTTATTCATAGACTATTGAATAACTCATGTCTTGATGATGGTTGTATCAAGAGAAAGTTCTACACAGAAGAGCAGATTAGAGAAATATTAGGGGAGGTAGCTCCCCATACAGAGGAGGATAAAGATGAAACTAAAGCTTGAGAGAAAGTATTTTAAGGACACCTATACAATAGGCAATCTTTATGTTGATGGCTCATTCTTTTCTAATACTCTTGAAGACAAGAATAGGGATGTGAATAAGAATGGGAAGTTTGACAATGGTGAAGCAAAGGTTTATGGAGAGACTTGTATTCCTTTTGGCACATATAAGATAGTGGTAAATATGTCTCCTAAGTTCAAAAGGGAACTACCAAGACTGCTTGATGTACCTTCATTTGAAGGTATCCTGATTCACAGAGGAAATACTGCTAAAGACTCAGCAGGTTGCATACTTGTAGGGGAGAATAAGGCAGTAGGAAAGGTACTTAATTCAACCCCTTATGAGGAAAGGTTAGTTAAGATGATGAAGGAAGCTATTGCAAGAGGAGAAGAGATAACTATAGAAATTGTTTAACCATTAAATACTGTTATTATGGCAAAGAAATGTGGTTGCAAAGG